TTGGAACAGCAAAGTCGAAAAACTTTGGATCGTCGTAACCTATTGAAAACACTAGACTTGGGGCTTTTGGGGCCCCCGGCCCGAATCTAAGTCCTTTATTTACAAGGGGTTAGGGCAGCTTGAGATCTTCCTTGAGGATGTGCTTAATGTGGATCCTCGCCTGAAATACCGAACGTTCGGCCACCCGCAGTTCGTGCTGTAGGGTGGCGTAGAGTTGCCCACGGTCGAAATCATTCAGGAAGGGCCGCGCAAGCGACGTTAGGCTGTGGAGGTAGCCGACGCGGCTGTATTCTTCCAGCTTTTGCTCCACATCTTCCAAGAGATTGTGAAGTGCCTCAAACGAGGCGAGATTGTGCTTCTTATCGTTTTCCATGTTAGCAATCGTCCGTGTAGGTGTTGAGGTAGGGGTCGTAGCCGTTGTCGGAAACATCGTAGAAGCCTTCGGCGGCAAAGCCGATGGTCTCGTTGATCGTTTCGATGATGAAGTCGATGCCCACTTCCTGGTTGTAATCCAACAGCAGCAGAGCCTGGATCGCGTGCGGGTTGTCGGCTTCGGCTTCCGACAGGGTTTCCATGTAGTTGAGGATCGCGTCCTTGATCTGCTCGGTGTCCATGTGGTTCATGCGGTGGATTATAGCGTCTGAGTTTCTGGCATCTACAGCAAAGTCCGAAAAGTTTGGCATCGTCATAACCCCTTGTAAACACTAGACTTGGGATCGGGCCGGGGGCCCCAAACTTACCCAACCCCTTATGTTTCAAGGGGTTATGTCACTTCACCTTGCATTCCTTCTGTTTCATTTCCTCGCACCATTCGTTGAAGCACATCTTGCAATATCCTGCATAGGTGCGCGCCCACGGGCCGATCTTGCATTCCTTGCACTTCAACGGGCCTTCCGTCTTTTCGTCCCGAATCAAGGGGAAGATCAACGACATGGCGGACTGTGGGGGAGACTTGAGCTTGCGATGGGTTCTCATGTTAGAAAGGCGTGCTAAGGTAGCCTACAACGACGATGAAAACAAGGGCGCACATGGCGATATAGAACAGGACCGCCAGCGTCAGGTTAGCTTTCTTTTCCATGGCTCGGAGTATAGCGTTAGAGGTTTAGGATTCAATCCCCAATATCGAATGCATCGAATGCTGGGTTGCTAAGATCCCACACCATCTCATCCGATTGGATCGTGAGACCATCCCACATATCCTTGGGGAGCAGAGATTCTTCCCAACATTCTTGAAAGTTCTTGATGGTCTCTTCATCCGCCATCGAACCATCGGCCAGGAAGATTTCCTCGATCCAAGGGTAATCGTCGTTAGGGGTGAAGCAAAGGCGGAACTTCGTCACCTTCGGCATATCGTACTTGACCCATTCCAGCAAGTATTCCTTGCGAATCGCCCATTCTTGCTGGGCCGTCAGGAACTCCGGGTTGATCTTCATGCTTCGTAGTATAGGGTCAGAGTTTTAGGATTCAAGCCTATTTTCAGTAGGCTTCCGAGCAACCTTCCCAGTTACCCTCTTCCCATTCCTGGGCCTCATCCTGGGCGACGATCCAATCGGCCATCGCATCGTGGAAAGATTGGAGCACGAATGCAACATACTGCTCGGTGCATTCGATCCCGTGCTTAATCCACATCACACCCACGATATCGTTCTCCGTAAGATCGGGGTGATCCGCCGCGACGTTCAGGACCAACGTTTCCTTCGTGCTCATGCGGGGGAGTATAGGGTCTGAGTTTCTGGGGGCAACACTAAAAGCAGAAAAGTTTGGCATCGTCATAACCCCTTGTAAACACTAGACTTGGGGAGCTTGGGGCCCCCTCGAAAGTATCCAATAGGATTTTGCGGGTCCCATATGGAACGATGCGTCATCTCCACCACACATCCTCAGGACCCATAGATCTACCCCACAACAAATTTAATAGGAATCTCAAAAAATCTCAACGGGTCCCATCGGGTCCCATAGTCACATATTTTGATCTAATAGTTTCAAAATATCCAACCAAGTTTCCTTAGTCTTGAAATAGACTTCCATGGTGGTAGCTCCCCCCTTATCGTTCATGAGATAGATATCCAATCCATATAGGTTTTCATCATCCTTATATGCATAGTATCCCTTGAAGTCTAGTTGGTTAAAAGTAAACATCACATAACCATCGACATATACTTTAATGCGACCGTTATGTGTAGTAAACTTATAGGATCTCTTTCTCATGGTTCAAAGGAGATGCTAACGTCGTTTAGAAGATCTTTTTGATCAATCATCCACTCTCCGAAGATTTCTCTAGCTTCTCCGGTTGAAAAGGAGACTGCGATCTTATCCACACCATTTTGATATGCATATGAAGCGACCATCATGATATCATTATTTGGGGCATGAGAGAACATTTGACCAGCCTTGAGGTCATTGACCGCAATTTTAGTATCTCCCGTCTTTGCACTAATAGTAATTTTCATTGTACGAATTCCTTCATTATCTTATACATCATAACTACGACTAAAGACCATAGGATGAACAGTACTACACCGTTCACTGTGGGCTTTAAGATTTTCTCGATAAACAGTTCACGATCCGAGTTCATTTTCTAGTTCCTCTTCAATATCCTTCCAAATTGTGATTCCATCGTAGTAGACGAAGTTCATATCTGCGCTGCAAGCGGTATAATTTACTTCAATGGCTACGATTTGATTTCCCTTGTAGTTGATTTCCTTTGGATCGAAGACATCGGTGATCCTAACAATGTATCCCATGGTTGAGATATAATCGCCCGCAGTCTTCTTTCTATCTTGGACGAGACTATTGATGGATTCAAAGATTCGGTCACAGATATACTTCTTCTTGGTGCCAGGATAATCTGCTGGCATGAAAGGGTACTTGTTCCTTTCGGCAATAAGATTAACTACCTCAAGAAGTCCCTCAAGGTCGAAGGATGCGATTCTGTTCATAGCGTCTGTTATAGCTCAGACGGTCCAGGGATCAAGGCTTTTTCTTATCTTTATCATGAGGCTCTTCTATCCAGTAGATTTTGCCTCCAAAGCTATTGTAAAGCCATTCGTCTGGGTGAGGTGGTGGCGTGTAATGGCCTTTACCTTTATCATTACAATCCAAACAGCCTTCAACTTGAGGACCCCAAACTTTTCCACACTTGGGACATTCCCAACCAACATTTTTATTAGTCTTCATACTCATTAAATATATCGAACAAATCAATTATAGCCCTGTCGATCAATTCGATTCTTTCATTTAAGATTTCTAACTTTGAGTTGGGTATTTTAGTTCTATCTATTGATTCGGCCAGAGTCGCTAAAGTCTTTATTGAGAACTCAGTGTTTCTAATATCTGAGTAGAGATCATTGTGGTTTATTTTCATTTTTAACTTCTTCCAATACCATCCAAGTGCCTAAAAATCCTAAGTTAGTGGATTCCCTCATGATCGGAAAAGCTCTTCCTCTAACTTTTGTTGTCTCTAAGGTATATACGTTTTGAACCTTGAACTCGGTTTCAAACTTTCTGTGATCTCTTACTGATTCTGACCATTCTTTAACTACTCTGCTCATATCATCTGGGTGGATGAAGGATACCCATCCTAGGTCTTTTAGATCTTCTAATCCGCCTCCAACTAGCCTTGCCATCGCAGTATTGACCCAAATAAACTTACCATGTTCGTCTGCTTTGAATAGTGGCTTTTGAGTTAGGTGTTGGCTAGCCTCGATAAATAATGCTAAGTTTGTTACTGAGGCTTCTATCCTATCCATCTGGTCTTTTAAAGTTGACCCGCCATTATTTTTTGTTTCGTGCAATATTGCTTTTAACTTTCGATTTCCAAAAGCTAGCATTAAGGCCACTAGGGTTCCTACTGATGCAAGTACTTCATGCCAGGGAATTAAATGCCAAAAGTTAGTAGTCTCCATAAATCGTATCCTTCTATAAGGATATTTAGTTTTCGGAGTCTACGTCTATGGGATATGTTTAATCCCATCTACATTTCTTATTACATTATAAGCTATAGCCTTAAAAGGTTTATCGGATTGGTGGTCGTTAATTAAAATCCGCTTTCCCTGTCCGATACCCATAATAAGCATATCGTATATAACTCCTGCTGCACTTAATTGTTCTTCCGTGAGCTTCCTGGTTGATTCTGGGCGGGCTGTAGTAAGAATAATCATATGGCCTTCACAGTGCCATTTAGCCGTATTCTCCCGCGCGCCTGGAAGAGCTTTTAATACTTTGCAATTGGTGATGTCTGCAAAGTTATCAATATGTTCGATAAGTGTGCCATCAATATCTACAAAGTAAGTGTTTCTCATATAAATACTTATAGGAGGTGCTTTATGCTACTAAAACTAGATTTTGGACTGAAGGCGAATGGACCATGCGCCAATGGGTGTTGACTACATACCCATAGGAGGTTTGCCTCACTTGCCAACCATTTTATTTGCGATTGAAAGGTAAATTAGCCAGCAGACACAGCTTCCAAGTGAGCCATTAAATAGCATATCAAAAACTATTTGATAGGGCCACATCTGCTTAAGTAAAAAATACTCTGCTGGGCTCCAGACTAATAGTCCCCACATTAGTCCCACCCAGAAGCCCATGCAGAGTATACAATTCACAAGCTTTCCAAAGAATGGTATCTTAGCAAGAGCCAATCTAACGGGCTTGAAAATCGTTGAGTATACGACGATGTTAGCGGCTCCGAAAGTCGCTAGTGACCAGATAATAAAATTAGTTAGGTAATCCATGTGTCTTGTTGTGAATCAAAATTATTGGTAGCTGGCTTCTATGAGTCTTTACAAACTCATCTTTAGCCTTATACCATTCCTGTCTCATCTCGCCTGGAGATTCGTGCCTAATAATTATAGGCACTGCATAGTTAGAATAACCAAGTAAGTGTGCTTTGCTGGTCATATGTATATCGTAAAAATCCCAAGGACCAGATAAGTATGACGGTTGTTTTAGTGTTATTGCTTTTAAGATTTTATAGGAGCAGGCTAAGAAGCAACCGTCTAAGCAAACCACTTGCCCATAAGGACCAAAATAATTTGGGGTCATGAAGACCTCATCTTGGCCTTGGAAAACGAATCCTCTGGAGGCTCCTAAATGTCTTGCGTTCCACCAAGCTCCATTGATTTTATTTGCGTCGTAGTAGGTAGATCCTGCCACTCCTACAAATCCTACATTTGGCTTCAAGCAGATTTGTAGTAGTCTCTCAAACTCGTGATGGTTGGTCATGATCTGAATGTCATCATGGCACATCACTATAATATCATTATCCTCTAACTTAGTCTCAATCTGAATCCAGTCTAAGTTTTGGGTATGTCCCTGATATATTGAAGGAGCATCGTAAGCTATAGCAATTCTCATATCTATATGAGATGAAGCTTTGTTTACATAATCCTTAATACTAGATAAGGATTTAGACTCTTTATTCAATCTACTACATATAGACAGGATAATTTTAGACATATGAAAAGTAATAGCCTGACGCTTGACGAAATTAAAGAAGAATTTCTTAAATGTAAAACTGATGCGGTATACTTCATATCTAAGTACATAAAAGTTTCCCACCCTAAAAGAGGGTTAGTAAACTTTGAACTTTACCCTTTCCAAAGAACAATAATTAAAGAGTTCTTTACACACAGATTTAATATACTTAGAAAGTTTAGACAAGCTGGTTGTACTACATTGATTGCTGCTTATTCTTTGTGGCTTTGTATGTTTAATCCTTACAAGACTGTGGCTATTCTGTCTAAAGGCGAGGCTGAGTCCACAGAAATTATTGATCGTATTAAATTGATGCACGCTGAACTTCCTGCTTGGTTACAACCTAAGATTATGGAAGACAACAAGCATACATTCAAGCTAGAGAACAAATCAGTAATCAAGTCTAAGGCTTCGGGAAAGCAATCAGGTAGATCTATTCCTGGATCATTGTTGATCTTGGACGAAGCTGCATTCATTGAGCACATTGATACAATTTGGGCTGCTGCTTATCCAATCATTTCTACTGGTGGATCTGTAATTGCTCTTTCAACTGTAAATGGTATTGGTAATTGGTTTCACAAGATGTATACTCAAGCTATCAATGGAGAAAACAATTTTAATGCAATTGATATTACTTGGAAGGAACATCCAGAATACTTTAGACAATCAGGGTATGAGCATCTATATGAATTGATGGCAAAGTATGAACCACCAGTCAATATTGATGATTGGGAGAAGAATACTAGGGCTAACCTAAGCTTGAAAGAATGGTTGCAGGAATATGAAGCTAACTTCCTAGGAACTGGTGAAACTTACATTGACGGTGAGATCCTAAGGCAGTTAAAGAGTGACGTAAATCGTGAATACAGAATCAAATACAATAATCGTATGCGCGTGTGGAAGGATCCTCAACCGTACCACGAATATGTATTAGCTTGTGATCCGTCAATAGGCCGAGAAAGAGATTATTCAGCCTTCCATGTTATTGATCTTTATAATGGGGAGCAAGTAGCAGAGTTTTATTCGAACCGTACCCCAATCAACGAATTTGCTAAAATTATTGTAGACGAGGGCAGACTTTATAATACGGCTTATGTTCTGAGCGAAAGAAACGGTATTGGAAATAATTTAATTTATTTCTTACAAGAAAGTTTAGAGTATGAAAATCTAGTTATGGACGATAACCGTGAGATCGGTATGCAGATCACCCAGAAGAATAGGGAGGTCTTGTTGGCCGACATGGAGCATAATATAAGATCAAATAAAGTTAAAATTAACTCAGAAAGGCTAGTTGACGAGCTATTAACCTTTGTTATTGATAAAGATACCAATAAAATTAAAGCTGATACTAACTGCCATGATGACTTAATTATGGCTTTTGCTATGGCAATTAATACTTTTAATAAATTAAGAGAAAATAACTTAATTGAAAGAGATACTTTAATTGATAACAGGAATATCCCACTTACCCCTATGCAGTCATATAAATATAAAGTAGTTACTGCTACTGGTAATGTAACCCTGGAAGATTATAAATGGCTAATAGGCAAATAAGAGAAGGTTTTACTGAGTTCGCTAACCCAAACAATCCTTGGTTTAGCCCCGTAGGAACTGTAGGTAAGTTCTTTGCTAAGTTCTTTTCTTTGGGCAGATATGCTAGAAAAGAGGCTGAATTCGACCAGCAGTTAAGAGACCCAGCCCGACCAATTAAAGTAAATCCTGGTCGCCCTCTACACGGTGATGCAGTTCAGTCTAGAGATGTTATCAGGGTCACTTCAATGGCCCATAGCAAGACTAACTATCCTATTCTACCACAAGTCGAACATGATAGAAAGAGAAGATATAGAGAATATGAGGACATGGATGGCTACCCAGAGATTGGATCAGCCTTCGATATCTACGCTGACGATTGCTCACAGGAAAATCTAGACGGAACTAAATGGGATATCATCACTGCCGATGAAGATGCCAAGCAGGAAATAATTGATCTATTTGATAGAATTGAATTAGATACTTATCTCTGGGATATTGTAAGAAATACAGTGAAGTATGGGGATAACTTCCTTGAGTTAGTTGTTGATATCAATGACATCAAGAAGGGTATTCAGAGAATCAAGATCTTAAATCCAAACTTCTTCTATAGAGTTGAAGACGAGTTCGGATATCTAAGTTCATTCCTTCAGGAGATTCCAAAGAAAGATAACTGGACTACTTATGGCAACGTTGGACCAAATATTGACAATAGCCAAGTAATCCCACTAGATCCAGGCCAGATAGTACACTTTAGATTGCATACATCTGATCCAACGCATTACCCCTATGGTAAGAGTATAGCTTCTGGGGCTAGATCAATTTACAAGAGCTTGAAGATGATGGAAGACGCTATGTTGATCTATCGTCTTGCCCGCGCGCCCGAGAGAAGAATATTTTATATTGATACTGGATCTCTTCCTTCTTCCAAGGCTGAGATGCATATCAAGGAGCAGATGCATAAGTTTAAGAAGAGCAAGCTGTTCAACAAGAATACTGGCAACATGGAAGAAACCTACAATGCTATTTCAGCCGATGAGGACTTCTTTATCGCAGTAAATGGTAAGGGGTCAGGAACCAAGATCGAAACTCTTCCAGGTGCTGAGAATCTTGGCGAGGTCGATGACGTTAAGTACTTTAGAGATAAACTACTTGCGGCTCTAAAGATTCCAAAGGATTATATTGTTGAGAAGGATCAAGCCCCAGATAGAAAGGCTAACCTTGCTCAATTGGACGTTAAGTTCGCTAGAGTTGTAACCAGAATTCAAAAAGCCATTGAAATTGGTTTAGAGACGATAGCCCATAGACACTTAATGATTAAGGGTTATCCAACTTCAGTTATTGAGAAACTTAAAATTAAGTTGCCTGCTCCTTCAGACATGGCTAGAAAGAGACAGCTTGATTTAGACCAGCAAAAAGCATTAGTTGTTGGTGCTGTTAAGAATTTAGGTATATTCCCAGTTGATAAGATATACAAAGATTATTATCAGTTAAATGATGTTCAAATAAAACAAATTAAAGATAAGCTCCAAGAAGAGATGGAAGAGCAGATGGAGCAGCAAATGGAGCAACAAAATGCCATGATGGGTGCGGCTCCTGGGATGCCTGGAATGCCTGCTCCAGGGGGCGATATGGGAGCTGGTGGGCCTCCTCCGGTCGGTGGTGAGCCTGCTGAAAACACGCCTCCAACTCAGGTAGAAAATATTAATTTAAGTGAACTTGAAACTTTACTATTGGAAAATAATGGGTCTAAGGAGTTATTAGACGTTATTAAGTCATTAAAATATAACGAAATGTATTTTAATAAAAAGATAAAGGAAACGCAGTCTAAATAAAGTTGATATAGAAGATTTTTTATGCTAACCAATTTAATCGAAAATCGTGGAAAAGAGTTCTCAAATCTCGTTAAGATCGGTGATTACCTTGCTAGATCATTAAGAGAAAATGTCGAACTATTTTATGTAGAGAACGGTAAAGTTACTTATGTAACTGAATCAGGTGGTGTCGTAACAGCAAATTATGGTTTCAAGCCAAATCTTAAGCTAACTAATGTCCAGGTTGATGATTCTTCAATCCTTGAAGACAGAGATGCTTTTGAGAAGGTAACAGATAAGAAAGTTTCAAATCTTCTATCAAATCTACTGGAGAGCGATTACCACGATGCCGAGAACCAGTTTGATGAGATCCTAAGTTTATTTGAGACCAAACTTTCCTTTGAGAGAATTAAGGAAAGACTAAGAACTAAGGTCGAGAGATTTGGTGAGAGCACTAAGATTGTCTCAACTCCTCAGTTCCAAAAGGTTTCAGAGATGAAGGATAAGATTGTCCAGTTCTTGAAGGAGAATAAGGACATAGTAAATATCCCAGAGATTAAGAATGGCCTAAAGTTAGCCTCAGTTGTATCAAAGGCTTTCAATCTTCCAAAGCTAACTCTAGAGCAGTTAGCCGAATCAAAGACTTTCTCAGTCAGACCATCAGATAGCAATTCAATCTATGAGCATCTTTGCAGACAAGAACTGATTGCCAAGGAGCTACTAGAAGCTAAAGAGAACTTCGATACTACTTGGGCTAACAATGAGCTAATCTCAGATCTAGCTTCAATGATCTATGAGAAGAGATCAAAGATTGAAGAGAAGGTAGCTGAGATCATAACTAAGATCCCATACTTTGCTCTATCAACCAAGAAGCAACTTTCAACCATCATTGAGAACTCACTGGGCCTCTCAGATCTAAAGATATCAAACAAGGATGTTACTAAGTTTGTTTCAAATATCTTTGAGATGAAGAAGCCAGTCAAGAATTACATCATGGACCTACTGAATGAGAAGTATGGTATCAATGTAAACAACTTAAGCGAAATCCCAACCTTCTCAAATCTTCTTAAGACTGAGATGGTTGTCCTTGCCAGTCTAGCCAAGTTAGCTCCAAAGAATTCAGTAGTTAAGCAGACCTTGTTTGAACTAGCTGAATCACTAAAGACTAAGAATGGTGCTGAGTCAATAGACATTGTTGATTTCATCAACGAGGTATTTGATGAGGCTGGATTCAAGAAGCAACTAAATGAGACTAATCTCCTACAATACCTTGACTTTGCCAGAGTTGCAGATGATCTAGGAAAGATTGGAACTATCCTGAAAATGTTACAGCCAGCTTTAGGTGGTGAAGGTGCTCCAATAGGTGGAGATATGGGAGATGCTGCTTCAATGGATCAGGCTCCAATGGAAGGCCAGCCAATAATCCCACCAGAGGGCGAAGAAGGAATGGGCGACGAAGAGGGCGAGCCAGAGCCTTCAGAGGCTGAAATGGCCGCTGAAGAGGTTCAGGGTGAAGAGGCTATGGGTGCTGAAGGTGGAGGAGAAATGCCACCCCCAGAAGAAGGAATGGAAGGAGAGATTCCACCAGAAGAAGAGATGCAAGATGATACTGGCGAACCAATGGCTACAGATGAAATAAATGATCTTGTAAACAGAATCGAAGATCTTCTCTCTTCAATCAAGACTGAAATGGGAGAAGGAGAAGGTCCAATGGGAGATGAGGAAGGATCAGGAGAAGAACTCCCACCAGAAGAAGGAATGGAGGGTGAGGAAGAAATGCCACCAGAGGAAGGCATGGAAGAAGAGATGCCTGAAGAGGGCGGCGAAGAAGAATTTGAAGAAGAGGACGAGGAAGAAGAAGAGTAATAATATATGAGTTGCAACAATTATACTGCTACCCAAATTCCCCTTAGCGTTGGTTTCGATGCTAATGGGAACGCTGGAAGTCTTGTTGAGACTAAGGAAATCAAAGTAACTAAGATAGAGACTCCAACTGATTCCGATCAATTAATTATTGCAGCAGGGACAGAAGTTGTATTTAAAGGTAATGTTACTGTAGAAGGCACTATAAATGTAGGAGCAGTCGAAGCGGCTTCCTCACTATCCTCATTAACAGATGTTACTATAACGTCTGTAGCTAATGGTGAAGTTTTAGTTTGGAGTTCTAATGATTGGATAAATAGAACTCTTGCTGAAGCGGGAATTCTTGGGACTACTGATTTAGCTAATTATGCTACAAACACTTATGTATCATCTAATTATGCTACATCAAACTCTTTATCAGCATATGCACCCTCATCTTGGGTAAATTCTAACTTTTTAGCAAACTCAACTATAGGGACTACTGTTCAAGGTTATGATCCTGTTCTTGAAGCTTTATCGTTAGCTACTGTAACGGCTAATACTGTTGCTTATTTTAATACTGGTGCCGCCGCTACAACTACGACTTTAACACCTTTTGCAAGAACTGACTTATTAGCTGCTACTGGAGCAGCACCAATAAGAGCTAGTTTAGATTTAGAGCCTGGGGTTGATATTCAAGTTCAAAATACTAGTTTACAAGATATTGCAAATATTGATACTGTCTTTCTTACTGAAAACGATGTCTTAGCTTGGGATGGTGCTAATTGGGTCGCCGTTGCCGCGCCTGGGGGAGGTCCAGTAGCATTAAATGATATAACAGATGTTACTATCGCTACGGCTGTTGCTAATGACTTTTTAGTCTATGATAGTGGGCAATGGAGAGATCAAGCTCCATCGGTAGCCAGAACATCTCTAGGAGCTACAACAGTTGGAGCTAATATTTTTACTCTTAATAATCCTACAGCAGTAACATATTTAAAAATAAATAATGACAACTCTGTAAGCACTAGAACTGCGGTTGAAATGCAGTCAGATCTTTCAGTAACTCCAGGAACAAATGTTCAAACTCAAAATGCAAATCTTCAATCAATAGCTAATCAAACAACAACTGAAAATACACTAATTTATTTTAGTGGATCAACTTCTGCTGCAACTACAACTTTAACTTCATTTGGAAGATCACTATTAGATGATGCAAATGCAACTGAGTGTAGAGGTACTTTAAGTGCTCAGTTATCTTCTGTGCCATTAGACAATCTTACTAATTTATGCACAGGGGCTGGATCAACTGGAGCATCTGCTTTTGGAAGATTATTTTTTACTGTAACAAATGGTCTTTCACCTGGCATTAATATTCTTCCTGTGGATTTGTATGACCCAACAAACATTTCTAATAGTTATGGAAAAATATTAAGATTTGAAGAATCTGCTATCCCAGGATATGGATTACCGAAATGGAATAATTTATTCTTAGGTGAACTAGCTAATGTTGATATAACGGGTGCTGGTGGCAATTTGACTGCTGGAAGAATATTATACGTTAATACAAGCCAAGATTTAACAGAGTTAGCCAATCCTGCTGGGACAAGTTTTTTAAGACATGATGGAGCTAACACAGGTCCAACTTGGAGATCTTCCGCTGATGTCAGAACAGATATTGGATTAGCTACAACAGATTCTCCTCAGTTTGCTGGAGTTAATGTTGGAAATGCTGCTGATACTTTAATAGCTAGATCATCCGCAGGAAATATTACTGTTGCAGGTCAAACAATATATCGAGCGGGAGGAACTGATGTTCCTATTTTAGATGGTGGAACTGGAGCTTCCACTGCCGCTGGTGCAAGAACTAATATATTTGCTGGATTATCAATAGCAAAAGGTGATTTAATCACTTATGATGGTTCAGACTTTGCTAGAATTCCTGCTCCAACGATTGACGGAGCTTATTTACTCAGAGTTGTAAAATCTGGGAGTACTTTTACTTTTAGCTGGCAGCCTGAATCTAACTACAGCAACTAATCCTTAACCATATCACCACGCTTTATAGAGTTGAATAGTCTTACAAAGAAGACTTCTCTTAAAGCGTCTAACTCTCTCCATACATTTATCAGTTCTCTAAGATTGCTCTCTGATATCTTCTTAGAGTCTTTGATCTTAGTTAGAACTGATATGCAGCTTTCTAGGCTAGATTCATTCTGACGAGTAAGGTTCATCAGAGTATCGACGATATATTCTTTAGTTAAGTTTGACATAGCTTATTTGGAACTTGTGGTTTTCGTAGTGTTTGATTCTGCTCTTTGAGTGCTTCTCTAGGTATGGCACGGTATCATAGAAATCATAGAAGTGCATCTCAGTCTTGTTCTCAGCCTTTCTGATACCTCTACCAAGTCCTTGAATGGTAGGAATCTCGCCCTCTAATCCTCTGGCATTGATCATATGGCTGATCTCATTAATGTTGATTCCAGTCTGCATTACGTTTGTTCCGATGATGATTGGATGATTATTATCTTTGATGAAGGCTTGAATGATATCATATCTTTCCTCGATATTGTCTTTCCCTTCGACTGTGTATGCGTGAGGAATCAAAGCCTTTAGTTTGTGTAGGTGCTCTAGGTTCTTGACCAATATCAGAGTTTTAGAATTAGGGCTTTTCTTAATCAACTGATAGATGTTTGCAATCATTTGATTGCGTTGCTCGTTGTTGACTATAAACTTTTCATAGATCTGTTGATAACCTAAATCCTCGTCCTCCAGGCTCAAGGTAGGCTTGAATTCTAGGATCTGAATATTAGGCTTGGCTAGCTTTCCATCTTTGATTAGATCTTCGGTTGATCTAGTGGAATAGACTGCACCAAAAGCCCCTTCTAATGTCAGCCTTCCATGGATATCATTCTTTTCCGATGGGACAGTGGCTGTGAATGCGATTCTAAATATTGCATTCGGAAAAGCCTCGATTGCGGCTATAGTAGTGTCACCTTTGCAGAACTGATGAGCCTCGTCAATCATCAATACTTCAGCCTGCTCAAGGTGGGTGTCTAGGATCTTCTCAATGCTCTGGACAGTTGAGAGCATGATATCCCCATATATGAATCCCTCACCTGAATTTATGCCAAGAGATTCGATGCCACAGGTTTTGAAGAAGTCGTATGTCTGCTTTAGGATACCTTTCTCCTTGAACAGAATGACCATCTTCCTGGGCGCGAGGGAGGCTACAATCCCAGCCATTATCAGGGTCTTACCAGATCCAACCGGAGACTCAATTACGCCTCTATTAAAGTTTAGAACGTGCTGGATTGCTTCTTTCTGGTAGTCGTAGTAATTAAACTTCTTTACTTTTTGAATCTGTATAGGATCTGGTAGTTTATAAGTTCGATTAAGTCCTACATTTTCAGCCCCAATACTTAACAGATCATTTACTACCCTGCTGAGTAAGCCAGTCCTAAATATTCCATTCTTAGCGAAATAGTGCTTTCTGCCATCCCAAACTCGACGCTTGTACTGCGGAGTATAATTATACCCTGGGACAAGAAAGCCATACTTGTCATGTAAGGCTTCTAATAACTTTGGATTATCAGTTATTAGCTTAGACCTTAAATTACCTATTTCTATTTCCATAACCTACTATAATAGGTATGGTTAAAATAGAATTATGGCTAATTTAAAAGATCCTAAGGCAGAAGAAAGAGATTTAGAACTTCAGAAGTTGTTTGAGAGTGTTCCGTATGAAACTGAAATGTTTGTAGAGCTTCCGTCTAAGGGAAGATTCTACCCTAGTTTTACTGGAGTTAAAGTAATTCCGTTATTATTTGAGGATGAGCAAAAGATCCTCATGTCTAGAAATAAGAATATTAACCCAGTCAATGAGATTTTAGCCAAGTGCGTACAGGGAATCAATATTAGCGATCTTCTAGCCATGGATAAACTTTATCTTTTAATGAAGATAAAAGAGTTATCTTATGGGCCAGAATATAAGTTTTCTGTTATTTGCCCAGCCTGTAACGTCCCCACAGACTCTGCGCTTTTAATTGAAGGTATCCCAATAAATAGAGTTCCAGATGATCTTGTTGATCCCAGAGAAGTAACTCTGCCTATGTTAAGAGTTAAGGCTCAGATAAGATTCCCAAGAAGCTCAGACGAACAATATTTTAACACGACAGAAAACACTATTAATAATCTTTATCGTGTTGTTGTATCTCTAAATGGAAATGAGGACCCTATTTTTATCTCAAAAGCGATAAAAAAGATGCATATTAGAGATATTAAGACTATAGAAAAGGAAGTAAATAGAGCGGAATACGGAATCAGTACTAACTTCCAGTTTGACTGTCCGTCCTGCAAGCATTCAACGACATTAGCGATTCCGTTTGATGCAAATTTTTTTTCAGTGAACTAAGCAGTAGTTTAACTATAGATGAACTACTGTTACAAGCCTACATATTAGTTAACAAGTGTAGTTTTACTTATTCTGACGTTAAAAAGATGACTAAACTCGAAAGAGCTAGTTTTCTTAAGTTTTACGCAGATGACATAGAACGAATGAATAAGGCGAATAGCTAATATGTACATTAATAACATTTCTGTTAACACCCGTCACAATAAACCAACAGTTTCATCAAGAACTGCTTTATTGGCTTACTTTTATAATGACGGACAGTACAAAGACCCTGAGTCGATCAGCGCAGTCTCAATCTTCAAGTCATCTGATAACTTCTACCCAAGCTCAGTAATAGGAAGCGATGGTCAGATAAAGAATAGTGCCTCAGGATTAGTCCTGATGAACTTTGCTAACTCTGCCGCTGCGACTGATAACGTAGTCTTCAATGCTTCCAACTATTCAATTGGAGCTTCTGGAATCTACAGACTCAGAGAGGGAGTTTATGCGGTAGTCTTAGATACTAACGCTGTAAGTGCCATATTCAATCTTTCGGGAAACAACCCAATAACTAATAGGGTTGAATTGAATGGCGAGTATCTGGATGTCTGGACTGCCGAACTGAGCCAAGGAACAGACCTAACGACTCTTATAAACACATTTGAGTTAGACTACGATAGGTTCTTCTCAACTACCGAGCCGCTAATGTTTAGAGCGGCTACAAGATTAGCTAATAGACAAATTGTACTTGGCTCTAAGATTGATCTAAAGTTTACTAATGAGATTACAATAGAGAATACAAATATCGACACTTCAATCCTAAATCTTTTCAAGCAATCATTAGTGGTAAATCCACAGCTTGAAATCTTGAAGGAGAACGTCGAAAGAAATCTACCAGCTAGAGTAACGGTATCATCTTTCAGCCAGACATCAGCCTTATGTGATGTAACCTCAGATAATACCGTTATATTTAATTGGGATACTGAAGCTCTAAAGACTCATCCAAGATTAATAGATGGAACTCTTGGATCTCTGACAGGTGCGTATTCTGCTAGAATAAAGTTTGATATACTCAATCAGACTTTCTATTCTAACATCTTCTCATTCATATTGAGTTGATTGCAATAGTTAGATCATCAAGTGGTTCAACACTAAGAGCTATCTTCCTAAGGCTCTCTGAGCCTAATCTAACGTAAAGCTCATTCCAGTCCTTGCCGCCTTCAGGGACAGAGACTCCCACTTCTCCAATCTTGGCTTTGCGAGCCTCCTGAAGGAATTGCGCTGTGCCTTCTTGACCCGCCTTATCTGAGTCGTAGGCACAAATGAGGGGGCCTCTGTAAAGACTTAGTTGCGCCATCTGCTCTCTAGACACATGGCAGCTAAGAGTCGTAGTGGCATTGAATCCACAAGCCTTAAGTGCAAGGCAATCGAACACACCTTCGGTAACAAACAGGTAGTCGAAAGAGTCGTAGTTGAATGGGTATAGAACCTGAGACATCTTAAGATTCTTGCAGTTCAGGTATTTCGGCCAAGCTTGAGGGCGCAATCCTCTGGCCTGGAAGTAGAACATCTTCCCTTGACCATTGAAGAATGGGATAATCAGCCTGTCCTTGTAGATCCCTTCTTTGGCAACGTAGAAGTCGTATTTGCCAAGATTGCGCTCAAGGATGAACTCTGACGCTAGAGCCATCGTATAATCGTCGTAAACGCGCCCTAGATCGACTTTCTCAAAGGACCCTGTGTCTGGTAGGGTCGTGATTATCTCCTCTTGTACGGGCTCCTGGGGCTCTTGTAGGAAGCTCTCAAACAGGAACTTCTCGTAAGCCTGCTTGTAGGTGATCCCCTCAAGCTGGGAATAGAGCTTGACGAAGTTACCTCTATTATGAGTCTTGAAGCATCTCCAAAGCCCAGACTCTAAATTTACTGACATATGACGCTTATAGTCATCGTCTATAAATATAGAGGGAATAATAAGTTCAGTTCCGTCGCCAGATAGTCTATTATTAGCCTTAAACTTATTTAAACAATAAGTCCTAATAAACTCTGTTCCGATCATGTTCATAAATAATATTAGTGCTTCAAGAAGTGATATTATAGACCAGTGCCTCTGGAAATATAATCTCAAATACAATCTGAAGATACCAGGATTTGGATCTAAGAATGAGGAATCTTTGAACTTCGGATCATTTATACACAAGATCTTTGAACTTGGGTATAAAGATAATGACGCTAAAGCGTTGATGAAGTTAGCTGAGTCTGAGAGGGGGACCTACAAAGTTCCTTTCGGAATGAATGATCGTATCAAAGTTTGCATTGAAAACTTTATCGTTTGGAACGGCAAACTTGGCGAGACGATCTCAACAGAGGGTATGTTTGAGGTTCCCTTAGACAAAGAGCACGATATTAAATATATCGGCATCATCGACCGTGTAGTTAAGGGCAAGGATGGGGGTTATCTTGTAATTGACTACAAGACCTCAAAGAAAGAGAAGAAGACTAAGGATCTTTTGGATGACAAGCAGCTAATGGGTTATGCTTATGCCATCCACGAGAAATACGGGGTAGACTACACAAGTATCTGGTGTGCCCATTACTATCCCGTTACTGGCAACTTCTACCCAGTCAGATTCTCAAAGGCTCAGATCTGGAACTGGAGGAAGAAGGAGATTGATAAGGTCTGGAGAATCCGCAAGAAGACTAAGGACGAATTCCCTCCTCAAAAGAACATCTTCTGCGATTACTGTGAGTTCCAGCCAGTCTGCCCTCATTACAGCACTCAAGAGCAAGTCTGCACGAGGCTGGAGGAACAGGTTAAACTCCGAGACGAACAGAAGAAATTAACGGAGAACAAGCCAGAAAACAAACCCGCCAATAACTAGCATTTCAAAAAATCCTGGCCCCTTACTATTAGAGGTAACAATAAACTTTTGAATAAAATCTTGCTGGTCGAAGTTAGACATAATCTTCTAGGTTGATGGATTCGATCTTGCCAAGGATCATAGGGTAGTACAACTCACTGTCAATATCATTTAAAAAATTTATCACGATTTCTTGATTAAATCCAGAGTCTATAATTAAGAATTTGCACAAAGAGTTTAACTTTAAAGGCTTTTGTTTCTTTAATGAATCTAAGATTTTTATTTGAAATAATCGTATTAATCTTTCTCCATATTTCATTTTCCATTTATCTAAGAAATCTATACTCATAGTAAATTCTATAAGTTCCATTAAATCTATTAACTCTGTATCTATATTATCCATTTATACCTTAAAATAATTAGATAAATATAGACTGGAGACAGTTAAAAATAGAAAAAAATGTCCTACCCTGCATCAAAAAAACTTTCTGACGGTCAGATGGCCTTCCAGACTGAATTTGATGATAACTTAAAAGTAGTAGAAACTGCTGTAGCTGGTGTTATGGCAGGAGATATTGTTAGCTTTAATTATGCTGGGTCAGAACGAATTGGGCTTGTAGTTAAGTCTAGAAGAACCGATTTCTCTGGATCTTTCAGGTCCACCAGAGGAAATACCTTACTTAATGTGTTTCTTCTAGACTCAATAAGTAATTCAGATTGCAGGCTAATAATAAATACTTTGTACAGGAATCGTATTAGGGCTACTTATGTTAACAGTCCTAAAGTTTTAAGTGCTTTCTTAGGCAAGGAAAACTTTAGGACTTTTAATGCGGCTCTAATAGCAGATATCAGACTTTACCTTATAATTAACAGGGATGAGGTAAAAGAAGAAGAAGAGAAGATACCCGAAGAGGATGAATTATAATGGCAAACAGAGCAGATACAAATAGAGCTTTGGAAAGACTAATCTCCGCTCTTGAAGGAAATAGAAAAGCTCAATTAGGTCTCCTTAACCCACTTGAAAGTGTCGCAATGAACTTTATGAATGGGGGTCCATTTGTAAAGGCAGCCAACAGTCTTGTAGATTCTTTAGGTTCAGTAGTCAGCCCAACAAATAATTTGATGGGTGCTATGAAAGAATCAGATGAACTGCAAAAGAAGTTGCTTGGATCGAATAGCAATTTGACCACCTTCATGGATAAGAATAGTGAAGCACTAGAAGGATTAAGAGGTGGTTTATTTGATAATGCTCAAGAGCTATTTACAAACTTTCAAGATGGATTAAGATTTAACTCTGATTCCTTGAATGTTCTTCAAAATAGAATGAGACTGACTGGACAATCAACAGATCAGTTAAGAAATACTACCAAAACACTTTTAGGAATAACCAATAATGATATTGACGCAGTAGGAAGATTATCCAAGACAAATATGGATCTTGGAAGAACCTACATGGTCACTAATGATAAACTATTAGAGGCTTTAGATAGAAATACTGAAGTTCTTGATTTTGCTTCCTTATTTGATGAGGGTGAGCAAACATCAGATGCGATAATGAAGCTAACTGCTCAACTTACTGATAAGGGCGTAAATGTTCAAAAGCAACAAACTATAATAAAGTTTCTAGCTGATCAAAGCATTGAGACGATGCAGATGAGACAGAAGCTTGGCATATCTGTTGACATTTTTGATCAGATAGCGAAGGGACAAGTTTCATTAGAAGATGTTTTAGGTAGCATAAACAGCTACTCAAAACAAAATTTAATAAGCAATAACAAAACAGCAAGTGATATAGCCTTAAAAGGATTAGGTGATGGCATAAAAGAAGTAGTCATTGCATCTAACCAAGTTGGTAATGCTTTAGGTAGATCGACTGATGATGTTAAAAAATACAGAAGTAAGGAAGATCAGTTTTATGATACATTTGAGACTTCACAAAAAGAAGCTAAAGAGTTTTATGATAAAACAGTAACAGACTTTTATGATGTGATGAAGCCAACCCCAGAAATACTAAAAGCAATTCAAATAGGTATGCTTGGTTCTCTGGCTGGGGGTTTAATAAAAGGTAGTGTTCAAGGTATTCAAGGAATTATTGCAAATCTCTCAGTAAAATTTAAACCATTAGATAATTTAAAGAACATAGGAATTTTAAGTCCTGCGGCACTTGCAAATCAAGCAGCTAATCAAACATCCAAATCAATGTTAGGTGGAATGGTTAGATTCCTTCCTGGCTTATTAGGCCAAGGGTTAAAATTCCTTGGACCTATTGGATTTGTCTTAGGCACTGCTTTACCGTTAATAACTGATCTCTTTTCTTCAAACAAAGAGAAAGAAGTTGATTTAAATGAAGCTACTAATGATTTAAATAAATCAGTAGCAGAATTAAATAACAATGCTAATTATTTAAAAAATATAACTTCAGCAGATAAAGGAGTTAATATTGAAAGACAGGCAATGATTGACAATCAAAAGCAGCAGATTGAGAAAATAAATAAGTTTGTTCAATCATTACAAGACGATGGTTCTGATGAAAAATTAGTAGCTTCAATAAAAGCTGATGCAGCAAAGCATATAGCAAAATTGAATGCAATCGCTGAACAAGGTAGAAAATCTAATTTAAGCCAAAAGCAATTAGAAGATCTTAACAAGCAAGCGATGGAATCATCTAATCAGTTTAGTAAGAGTATACAAGAAAATACTCAGATTACTGCTGAGAAGACTGCTATCATTGCAAAACCAATTGAAAAAGAGAATGAGAAGGATAAACCAGAAAAGCTAAGAACCAGCTTGGATGATATGTTAGCTCAATCTGTTGGTAGAGCTTTATCAATATCTTTACCAAAGAGTGATGGTAAGACTGAAGAGTTATTAAAAGAACTGAAAGAAGCCAATAGAGTTAGACTTCAGGTGTTAGAAGAGACAAGAAAGAGTTCTAGAGGATATATGGGTAACTAAAAATGTATCAAATATTTAATAACAGACAATTACACGAAAGATCTAATCTTACATTTGAGTTTCCGGGCCCAAATGGTCAAATACAAAGAGCATTCATACCATTCCTAGAGAACTGCGATATCAGTGAATCTCAAAAATCTAACTTAGCTGAGTATTCATTACTAGCTAGAAGTGGAAGTATATTTTCATACCTTGGAGCTAAATCTAGATCATTTAATCTAACATTTAAAATAACATTCCAACACGTTGTAGATACTTTAGGAGTTGAAGGCATCAATCAAAGATTCAAACAGATTTTTACTGTTAATGCACAAGAGAACCCCAGAAGTTTATTCTTCCCAAACTCAAGTATTAAGAGTAGTGGTTTTGAAAATGCTTACTATGTCAATCACGCTAAGACTCACAGAAATTTTTATAAATCATTAAATGGAACTTCTAATGCAAAACAAAAATTTGTTAATAGTTCTATAAATGTTATTAACAATGTTACTAACCAAGTTATTGATTTTAAAAACACAATAGTAGACTACCCTCAATTGAATACTGTAGAGGATCAAAACTCCATAGCAGAGCAGGATAAAGTAATAAACATAATTCTATATTGGATTAACCTAGTTAGATCATCAGTTAAAAACAATTCAAGAAATACAATTTATGGTTGTCCAATTATAAGAATAACTCATGGCCCGATGTACAATAATGTTCCATGTGTAACTGATTCTTATTCAATTAAGATTGTTCAAGAAGCTGGTTATGAAGTAGAGAATCTTTTGCCAAAGCAGTTAGAAATCTCTATGTCTCTAATGGAGCAAAGAGTTGGAGATTTTGGAGAGTTTAGATCCACCGATGTAGTTAGAGGGGATAATAACACTGGCTGGGAATCATTCATAGAAGAGAATAATATGGACCCATACAATGGTATTATTATGCCACAAAGAAATCCAATAACTGGAAAGGATGCTCCAAGAGGTGGTTCGTATGGAGTTGATTTAAGACAATTCCTATAAGGTGAAATATGAATTATTTTAATCATTTAAAGATTGGTTCGAATCAATACACTCACAAGAATAAAAAAGTAGTTTCATCAATTAATTCATTTGAGATAGAGACATACTTAAATAACTTAGAGAATTTTGAATATGATATAGGAGTTGTTCCTGCTGGATTTGAGCATAGAGCAGATTTAATATCTGATGTATTTTACAACACTCCTACATTAGATTGGTTGATTTGTTGGGCCAATAATGTGGATGATCCATTCCAGAAGTTGAATGCTGGCGATGAATTAAAAATACCTAAATTAATATAATGAATAACTCTTTGCCAGGAAACTTGTTTTTAACAACCTCTACAGAAGCTATAGAGTTGTTTTTAAACTTATCTGATTACAAAATAAAGTTATCTGATTTCTCTAATAGATTGACTGAAGATCAGTTAAGAAGATCAGTTATTTGTTCGCCTTCATACAATTCAAATCTAATAGATTTTGAAATGAATTGGAATAAGGATCGACAAGGCTACACCAGTATTTTTAGATTTGTTGAGACTGGAAGTGTTTTTGAGTCACAGTTTATAGCCAAAGATTTAGTATCAGAGAGGGTGGCAGAGTTATTAACACAATCAAAAATATCTAGGGAGAATAGAGTTGATTTAGAAGGCGACGTTGGTGAGTTAATTGAAAATCCAGTTAACTCTAGAGAACTATATTTTACTTTTGGTGTTGGGGAAGATCTTTCAAATTGGGCTGGACCTTTCGTTGGAGTTTTAACAAATTCTGAAGTTACTTTTACTGAAAATGGGACAAGAGAAATTGTTCTTACTTTCCTTAATAATGAAGGTAAATTTTTAAGAAATGAAGTTGAGGGTCCTAATGCAAATAGATTGTATTCAGTATTAAATAAATACGAAAGCATTTATAAAAATAGAAAAATTAATTTACAAGTTACAGATACAATATTTTTAAGTGATTTAAAAAATGAAAATATTCACATAAAACTTAAAGAAATGTTAGTTGACTACATTGAAAGATGCGTAAGTTATCCAAGCGGTAATACAAACATAGTAGTCATCCTTCCAGACTTGGAGAAATTGTGTAAACAGTATTTTGAAAAATTTAGTGATCTGGAAAAGAATGGTGATTATGAAATGTTTTTTAGAAAATTAGGATTTAATTGTACTAAAAAATTTATTACCCCAGAGCAGGAAATTAAAATTAAGAAACAAATGAATGATATAGAGAAACTAAAAAAACAATTAAAGCAAACAGAAGAATCTTTAAAAGTATTAGAAAACTCTAATCCTTCTTTTGGTCCAATAGGAGAGCCAGGAGAGAGGGCTGCCCGTGCTAGTGAAAATTTTGCAAGATCAAATTCTATAAAATATAACGAGGAAAACAAAAAGATATATCAAAGAAATTTAGACGTAATCCAACAAGAGTACAAAGAAGAAATAAAGAAAGTAATATTAGAAGTAACTCTTAAGTTAGATGATGGCGAAAAATCAAGTGAATCAGAAAACACTCCAGATTATTATGTTCCATTACAAACATTCAATAATAATTTAAATGAGATGTATAAGGAACTTGAATATAATTACGACGGAGTATTTTTAACAGAAAATGATCTTCGTGTAATATCTTTATGGAATAAAGAGATATTTAAGAACTTACCTTTAGATGATAAAAAAACTGTTTTCATATTTGGAGACAGAAATTTAATAGAAGACTTTTTGTATGTTTCAAAAGCTGTTTCATTTAATAAAGCAGCAGATTTTGTTATCAGCAAAGAATATGTTTCAAAGTATGATAAAGTTTATTACATAGATGGTAAAAAACTTTTTAGAGAGAAAATGTTTTTATTGAAGAGAAAAGATGTTGCAACTAACTCTTTTGATTACAACAAAAAAAATAATAGTGAGTTTGCTTTAGACGATGATTCATTCTTTGATGACGTAACTAAAGAAATGATAAAGCTTATAGATTGTCCAATATTTAGACATAATATATCAAACCCAAATGTTCTATCTATATCAATTCAAGGGCTACCAAGCTTTGTTGATGTTTATAATGTCTTTTACAATAGGAAGAGTTTAATACCATTTATTACTGATGCAGGCAGAATAGAAGAGTATAATCCTATGGATACTGCTGGGCAGAACAGTGCGTTTTATGAACCACTTATGAAGCAAGGGTCAACAACTTTTCGAGGAAAATCTCTTTATCAAATTGTTAAAGATCAACTTGAGAAAGATAATAAGAAAAGCCCAGACATTAACAAAATATTTAGTATAATAGTGAGTCAAGGAAGTGAAACTGGCAATACTAGAGTTAAAAGAGCTATAGCTAATACTTCTGGAGTCGCTGCTGTAACTGGCTCAAATGGAGATACTAAGTTAATTCAAGTTGATCTTTCTGATAACAAACTAGCTGCAATCTACACTATTCAAATATATAAGAAGTTGCTTCAAGAAGGTGCAGTGAATAAACCGATTGGTCCAACCTTAGAGTTCTTAAAACAACAAGAGTTAGCTTCTTTTGAAAGAGACTTATTCAACTTTTTATGTAATAAAGTTCAAAATGTTGTTATTAAAACTTTACCATGGTTTAGTATAAATGGATTCCCAGGGGATATGTCATGTATTTTACTAGGACTCCAAAATATAGCTGGCGATTTAAAAACTAAACAAAAAGCTTTGTATACTGGTGTATATTTTATAAAAGGTTATAAACACGTTATATCGCCAACAGAAATGTACTCGGAGTTTTCTTTAGGTAGAAAATCAAACGATCTGATAATAAAGGAATAAAATGGAAGTAAAGTTTGAAATAGGAGTTGTAACTGATGTACAAGACATTTATAAACATTTTAATTTTACAGTTGAAATAGAGGGTGGCGAAAAGACATCAGTAATTTACACATCTCCATTTTTCTTTTTTGGAGGAGGCGGGCAATTAACTCCTCCAAACATAGGATCAAAAGTAATAGTAATGTTTGATAAGGTAAAAAAATTCTATTACTATGTCTCTACAATTGTTGGGATGACAAATCCAGATTGGATCTATGACCCATCATTAAAAGTTTTACCCTTAACTGCGGACCCAACAATTTATACCGATAAGAATATTCCACAGAAAGTTAATTACACTAATGAGATTGGATCTGGATTAAAAATATCTAGAAAAAAATTAAGAAAGTATATTGACGCTAAAGTTGAGTTGAAGAGTGAGTTTGGTAAAAAAATTGCTCTAGTAGACTCACCAACGAATAGTCATGTTTTGATGAGAAATGAACATGGCGACGGTATAAGAATTATATCCCACGATTGGCTGGCTGGCACAACTGGATATCCTCATCCCATATATCCAAGTAGGTCAATAATTGTATTCTCCAAAGGCCCACAGTTTTATACAACTACTAGGGGTCTGATGGATATGAAGGTTGTTGATGGGACTGAATTTAATATCCAAAACTATTCTACTGGAGCATTCGGCCCGTCCGAGTATGAAGCTCCTCCAGTACAATCCTCATCTACAGATGTTCCTCTAATACCAAGAAATAAAGATTATTCTTCAGCTAGAATAGGAAATATTAACATTAGAAGTGTAAACTCAGATGTTAATATAGCGGTTAATGGGACTGAGAGTGAGATATATATTACTACACCAAAGGCTAGAGTTGAGATCAGAGAGGATGGAACAGTTTTAATCCACTCTGCTGCAACTATTAACTTAAGAGCTGATGGTGATATCACAATGAAATCTAATAATGGTAGCATAAATATGGAGGCTGGCGGAGGGTCTATAAATCTGAAATCTTCCTCTAACTGCAACATCCAGTCTGGTTCAGAAGTTAATATTAAATCTTCTGCTGCTCTTAATACTCAAGCTGGTGGAGAACTGAGCTTAAAGGCAGGAGGTAATTGTAATGTTGATGGAACTCAGATACATTTAAATTCTGGGTTCTCTACAGATGCTGGGGATGCTGCAACTCCAAGACAAATAGATATACAGAGAAACGCATACGGTGAATAATGGCACTATTCGACACTAAGACATTTTTTTATAACGCTGGTCGTGGTGAAAATCCTACGACTGCTTTAGGTTCTGCATTCGGAATGCCTTACTGTTTAATCAGCTTAGGTGAAGACCTTCTCAGTCTCTTACCAAGAAGCGTTCTTGACCCAATGAGGAGATCTACTCAAGATGGTGTGACAGCCGCCGATGATTCTATTAAATCTGCTTTAGCTTCTCTTGGATTTCTTGACGGTATCATTGAATACGATACTGAAACTGGATCCTTCAGACTGGTCTCAGACTCCTCTAGAAATGGCCTAGATCGAAACGACAGCGACGATCTCAACTCAGTTGGTGGCTTCCTAGGGGCCGCATTTCAAGCCGCTGCATTTGCTGGAAGATTATACAATAACTATGAAACAACAGTGAATCAAATAAATGCTATTAGTGATTGTATTCAATCCTATAGTGATTATTTAAATTACACGGGTGGAGCAAAAGCAAGCCAAATATCAAGACTAGATCCTGATGAGTATGAAGAGTTGTTTAGAAAGTATGATATACTTAAAAAGGATATAGATGAGGCTACAAGATTTAGAGATCAAGCTCTGGGCTTACTTCAAACTATTGATAGCATCCTAGACGAAAGAGAACAAGATCCCACTTTAGAGCCAGTATTCTTGGCCGACTTCTCATCAATTGTTTCAGGTGCAAACGTACTGGTCGAACCTCTTCCAGCCCCTGAAAGCATTGAAGAAATAATTAGATTGAAGTTTGGTCCTCCTATCTCAAAGACTGGTAAATTTATTTTGTCTGTAGATGGATTGTATTATGATTCGCAAACTAGCGGTATAGTACCAGTTTTAATTGAGATAGAAAATAGAAAGTCTAATCTACAAAATAATGCTTTATGGAGATTGGATTTCGATTCAAACTTAGGTGGAAGAGGAAAGCAATTAAGTTTAGAGAGCTTAAAGTCTTACATTGACACAATACTGGATCCAAACATAGTAAATGAGTCTAACTTTATTAGACAGTATTATGATAAGGATGAAATTTTAGGAGAGATTGTAGGGCAAAAGAATAGAAGAGTATTTGATCTTTCCTCTCAGATAGTTGAGTTACAGGAGCAAGAAGTATCAGAAATTTTAATTTCTAATATGAGACAAGTAATGTTGTCTGAGGCTTCTCATTATCAACAAAAAATTAATAAGAGAAAGAAACAGATAGAGTTGGCTGTTTTAATGCCATCAATCTATAAGAACGAGATTATCTACAATCCTGGTGATGAGATACCAGTAAACGATTTCTCTTACTTACAAGGAATAAATTATAAGTTAGATATTGAAAAACAAAAGAGTCTCGTCCTAAGCCAGAATGAAGTATCAGGAGTTGTTCTTCCTGTAGCTGTTAAGTATGTTCAACAATTAGATCAGCCAGAGAGAATTATACTTGACCATTTATTAATTAATAATATAGGAATAGGTGCTGTAGTAGCTGATGGATCGGGGCTTATGGCACCTGAATTAACATTAACAGATACGATAGAAAAAAACGAATTACTCGCGCTTTATAACTTTTTAAAATTTGATATAGTAGAGCCTTCATCTACTTTATTTAAATTAAATAATTCTTCTGATTTTAGCACGAGAATGGATGCTCAATTAGTAGGCACATCAGAAAATAACATATTTAGCAAGGGAGTTGGAATAGCTTACTTAGAAGGGATTACTAAACACTCTGCAACCCAAACAACAGTCCCTAGTGGGATAGGAAGCTATGTAAGACTGCCAGAACAAAAAGAATTACAAGATTTACTTTACAACAAAAATGGAGCAACATTTGAAGCTTGGGTGTATACGCCAGGGCTGGATAGTGAAGTAAATGGCTTTAACAGTAATGGTGTTTCTAGCTTGTATAGACTAATATTAGCAAATGAAAACACTGGCCTACAAAACACTTCTCAGCAACAAGCTGACATATTAAAAATAAAAAATCAAAGTGATTCAAATGCTTGTAAAGGAATAATTTTTGGATTTACAAGAGATCGTAGACTTACAAAAGATCAAGACCCATCTAACAATTCATCAGATAATAATATTGATGATACTTGTTTAGTTTTAGCACCAACTCAATCATTTAATTCATCTAGCGTTGGTTTTATTAATAAATCCTACGATATAACTAATTCTTGTTTTGGGGTTAGCAGTATATGGTATTCAATGAGGCATCCAGTTAGTGCAGTTGTAAATGGAGTATCATTGTCTGCGTGCAACAATCAATTTTGCCAGATAACTTTAACTTTAGATCCAATACAAAATAACATTAGTTTATATTGTGATGGACAACTTCTTACTACCTCAAGTTATAATGAGGTCTTTGGAATAAATCCAATAAAGAATTATGTTAACATTCCAACATTGAAACTTAATAATTCATTTGAGTATAATAGATCTTCGATGTCTTCTGTCAATGTCCCAGAGCTAAAAGCTGGACCAAAGTTAGACCAGTACTTTACTCCTTGGATAGTTGGGGGAGGATATACAGATGGTATGCAAACTGGTAATTTTATGGGTGGACAGTACGGTGGAATTATAAGTGGTTTAAGAGGATTTATTGGTGGATTAAAATTTTACTCAAAACCTCTTTCAAACATTCAAGTTTTGAAAAATTTCAATGCATCTAAAAACTTCTTTAAGAATATTGACATACCTTCATTAAACTGGGAACCAATTATAAGTGAGTAATTTATGAGCGAAACAAAATATTTTGTTAATTGCAGAGGAGCAACATTTAATAAAGTTCACGCTGTTGAATGGGATGAGTCAGGGCAAATGCCTAGAATGACATCTCCATTTATGCCATACAATGAAAACTTAAATGCTAATATAATGACCTTTGCTGGGTCTACTAAGACTTCTAATTGGCTTCATTACAATGCAGAAGAGGCTGAAGTTCAAATTCAGTATTTAAAAGATATAGGAATAAATCTTGTAAGAATATATGGGGATATGTATTGTTGGGCTGCTTTTAAAGATAAGTATTTAAGCCATGTCGAATCTTTAGCTAAAATATGCAACAATAAAAAGATGTATACCCAGTGGGTTTTATTTGATGGATATACAGATGGCGATACAAGTTCAACTAATCATTCATTAGGTTACTTTGACCCATCTACAATCTATGAAGCAGTATCGTGGGGTATCAAAAGATGGCAAAGATGTCCAAACATTAATTCAAATGATCTTAGTTATAACTGGGATTATTGGGGAGTATACAATGGTATGCCTACAAGACATCCATCTTCAATGGTGGTCAGTGGAGATGCTTATGTAACTGACATGGTAAACACCGCAGGAAAATTTTTTGGAACTCTGGCTTGGGAAGTGATGCACGATGTTAATATATTACCAACTGAACCTTATGGATATGAATTTGTAGTATCGGCTATAAACAAAGTAAACTCTATTAAAAACTCAAGACAAAAAACTACATTCAGTGCTAAAAATATAAATGCTTCAAGCGCATATATCTCAGGCACAACCTACCCAGATATCTACAACTCAGGGATTATAACACAACTCACACCTCTTGTTGATTTTGTTTGTCATATTAATTCAAATTTCACTTGTTTAGGTTTGATAAATAATTATATAACCTTAAAAGATTTTTCCCAAAAAACTGGGAAGCCGGTAATGATCATTGACTCGTTTGTTGACCATATTGGAACACCCTACGAACTTTTTAAATTTTCTAAAGATTTTAATATTGGGATTGTCATTGAAGGGTTAGTTGATAGGTCATTCACTAGAAAACCTTTAAATAGTAAAAAAGGAATACTGTTTGATGACGGTGACTGTAGAGAAAGTAAGGATATAAGTATTATAAAAGAAAAAACTCTTTCAGATGGATTTATTGGAAAGTATTCATTATCTAAATCAATTCCTGAAAAATTAGAATTTAGTATTTTAGAAGATGGACAAAATTACAATGGATCATCATTTGCTAGATACAACAATTTTGATGAGCAAGGCCATAACGCTTGGGAAACTGTTTATGAGTCTTCTAGGGTTATTCCAGAATATAAATCTCTTTCTGTAGGGTATTCACCAATAGATTCTTTTTCAAGCTCTAAATCAAGTGGATGGGGGATTATAGGAGACGGGAGCGACTACACTATCTCTGGATTATTTGACACTATTCAATCCTTATCTGAAGAAATTTACAATTCTCTTTTAGCTGATATTGATGCAGATTTAACTAGAGAGTTAACTTGCTATAAAAGAATTACTAAGTTAATAAAGTTAACAGAAGATTTAAATATGTATAAAGGTCATAATTATTACAATAGGCCAAATTATGCATCAAGCTTTATATCGTCATCTCTTCAAGAGACTTTGTTTATCGCGGCCTCTGCTTTTATGCCAAGATCAATAACAAAAAGCACTGACTATAATGAGAGCCCATTTATTGGGACGCCTAGGTATCTATCCAACTTAGCTCTTACTGATGGACCATTTAGAGATTCCCCCATCTTACTTCAAAAACCAGTTTGTTTTTGGATAAGGCCAAATGGAGGAACAAGTGGATGCTGTATTTATGATCCTGGACTAGTGGGTTCTATATCTCCAACCGCTGATATATTATCATTATTAGATTGGGCTTCTTATGATACAAAGTTACAATCTTGGGTAACAGCACTCTACAATGCATATGTAAACTTCAATAATAATCTTAGAAATTATCTATTGAATAGTTTAGGCGAATCTAAAGTATCTAATTACTTGTCAATAATTTAGAATACATTACCAACCTTAAACGGCATGGTATAGTTATAAATTATATCAGGAATTTCTGTTTTAGGATCTATAAATTCTGCTATGTTATAGTTGTTTACTAGGTATTGAATTTTTTCAATTACTTCTTCTTTATCTTTTCCAACTATAACAAAAACTTCACAGGCAGTCCATCCTTTCTCGCAGAATGCTAAATTTCCTTGCATACCAACTACATTCATACCCCATTGACTGTTAATTATCTCTGTCGATGAGAATATTGGATTAAAGAATAATTCATATCCTCTTCCATAATTAGCTGTACCGGGAGTTCCACTTGTTATTATCTGATTATGGATTAAATTTAAGGTATAACCTTTTTTATATCCTTTTGTAAATGGATCAGAGAATATCTTGTCATTTAGTAAATATCCATGAGCTACGCATATTGGAGTCAGACCTCCAGGGCAACTAGAAGTTCTTTCTTGTATTGTAAATAATAAATTTGAACTTAAATAGTATGGACTGCCTTTGAAGAATTTTTGTTCAATACTGCTCACCCCCAGCGGATTTACACCACTAAGATATTCAAATTTGTAATTTACATAACTATTCTCATCCAGGTAACCTCCTGGATAAATCATATTAATTGTTACTGCATTTCCTAAAGCAGAAAGTTGTATTCCACTTACAAAAACATTATTAGAATCAATTAACTGATTGCTTAGGGGGGAGTAGGTGTAAACTTTATCAAATCTACAATCCATCCAAAACAATCCGCCAATTAAGAATCTCTGCATATTTGTATCTGGGACTGCTGCAAGCATTGCAGATACTGATTGTCCTGTAAGAGAAGAATAATTATAGTATTGGTCTTTATAGTATCTAAATGGTTGATAGAATGCATTTACAACTCTGTGTATTCCATCCCCTAAGAAATCCATTACTAATTTTTGAAATGATATTGTGCTTTTATTGAAAGCAAGAATATCATAACTACCACCTCTCTCTGCTGCATTCAAGTTAGCTGCAAGATCTCCACTAGCTAAACTATTCTTAAAAGTAGAATATGTTTTTGTATCTGCTGATGCATCAACATCAAAATTAGTAGCAAGTCCAAACGCTGCGTTTGGATTTAGGGAGAAATAATCTCCTTCTGAAACAGATTGTAAGAATTCAATATTTCTACAACTTTGAATTACATGGTATTTATCATCCTCTTCATAATCTTTTGTGTATATTGGTATTGCATTTTGTCCGTCAATGATAAACAAATGTGAAGAAGTATGATAATTAAAAACTCCACCATAATTATAAATAGCATCGTTGCCGCCAGCACCCCCAGGGAGAATATTATGATATGTTTTTGGGATAGGTGGGATTGTGGCACTCATGGGGATTCCGTCAGTAGCTCCAGGGGGTCCGCCGAATAATCTTGATAACAATCCGTTATCAGCGTTTAATCCATAACCCTCATAAAAAGTTGGATCTAAAAACATTTGTCTTCCCCAGCCAGTACCCCTATGAGATATGAAAATTCCATCTTCTAAACTATCACTAGCATTAAGTCTTGTATTCCACCAATCTATTGCGCCATTAAGATTTTTAGATAATTCAAAAGTATTTAATTTAAATTGTCTTCTCACATTACCAAACATATTGGATTGAAATTCATCTATTTTCCTGCCATGATTTCCATTTAATATTGCTGCACTTATATCCATAGCATACCCCAAGCCAGTCGAAAGCAAACCAGCATATGGGTATTCATTAGACGCTAATGTTCCAGATCCATAGTAGATTGGGTATTGAGTTGTAGATGGATCGTATTGATTTGTTAGCCAAGCATACTGATCTTCAAAAAACGGTCTTCTCTCTTGATTATAAGTTAAGTTATTTGTGTTTATAGATGATGCTTGAAATTTAGTTGTTAAGCATTTTGAATCATATTTGTATAGACATGGCCCTATCTCACTTATTGAAGCAGAAGCTGACTTGGAGCTTTTTAAGAACATATCTTCTGAATTCATAAAAGAATGATTCGGCTCTCTACTTCTTTTTAAGCTCAGATTATCAGAAATTTTAGCCATGGTATAATCCTATTATTTTTTAAGTTGTATAAATATTTATATTAGGGCCTGTATTTATGGGTACTATAGTAAAATATTTGATTAATTAAAATGACCTTATCTAATAATGTTACTGTTTATGGGAAGACTATACCACCTAAGTCTAGGAACACTGTAAACTTAAAATTACAGAAAAATACTGGATTCAAGTATCCCATAGATATTGACCCTGATAGAGGTTACTTTGTTAAGCAAACTGGGCTAGATCTAGTTAAAAACAATCTAAGAAACCTTCTTAGGACAGAGCCGGGGGAGAGATTTATGCTTCCTCAATATGGCTGTGGGCTAAGAAAGTACTTAATGGAGCCATTAGATGAGGTTACTTTTTCTCAAGTAAGAGATACAATTAAAACCTCAATATATAAATATTTGAGTAAAGTTACCATTTCTAGCTTACGAATAACACAACTTCCTTCTGGTCAGATGAAAGTTAATTTACTTTGTAATCTTAAGGATGTTGAATTGGTAAATTTTGATTTTAATTTTGAATTCTAATGGCATTTTCAGGAACAGTTAATTCAGATTTCTTAAAGTTAATCCCCCCAGCGGTGGATTATGCTGAAAAAGTATTAGACTACACGGCAGCAGACTTTGCCTCATTCAGAAAGACTCTGATAGATTATGCAAAAGCTGTTTATCCTTTAGATTATAACAACTTTTCTGAGTCTGATTTTGGAATATTTTTGATGGAGTTAATGGCTGCGGTTGGACATATACAGTCATTTAAAACCGACTTCGTAGCCAACGAATCATTTATAAGAAGTGCTAGACAGAGAAGCAGTGTAAAGAAGCTATTAGAGTTGGTCGGTGTTAGGATGAAAGGTCCTATCAGTGCAGCGGCGAATGCTAAAATACAAATTCAAACAAATTCTGCTAGCGTGTCATCAGTGACAATAACGCCAGAAAACAGAATATTAACGATTGAATCACCTGAAGACGGGGGAGCATTAACTTATACAATATACAAAGTTAATACAGATGGGACAGTAGATCTGGATTCAAACTCCACTAATATTGTATTTAATGTTAGCACTGTAAACAATAACATTAATATTAATAATGTCGTATTACTTGAGGGAGCATTAGTAATTGAATCAGGGCAGTTCGATTCGGAAGACACTGTTAAGACTGTTACCTTATCCCAGTTTCCTTATGTTGAAAGAAGCGCACAGGTATTCATTGAAGGAAATCCTCAAACAGCGGGCGTCTATACTGAAGAAGAGAATCTATACTTTGCGTCAGGGCCATCCGATAAAATTTTTCAAGTAGTTACCAATGATCTCTTCCAAGCGAAGTTGCTTTTTGGGGATTCTACATTAGCCGTAACTCCTTCAGTTGGAGACACTTATACAGCAATATACAGAGTTGGAGGAGGAAGTAGAGGAAATATAGCTGCGGAAGTTATCAATTTCCCAGTAACTGTTACCTTAGATGATGGTGCTCAGACTCAAGGTAATGGCATCCTACAAAATACTACAGAGGCGACTGGTGGTGCGGAAGCTGAGTCATTAACTCATGCTAAGAAGTATGCGCCACTTACATTTAGAAGACAGGATAGATTAGTTACTTTAGCCGACTACAAGTCATTTGCAAATACTTTTATATCTAACTATGGATCAACAGGAAAAGCAAATGCAGTTGTTAGAAGAGCATACTCCTCTGCTAATATAATTGACCTGTTTGTACTAGAGAAAGCATCAGACACTCAGTTAAGAAAAGCTACACCAGAGTATAAAAAACAACTACTTGAATCAATTCAAGAAAAGAAAATGCTAACTGATGAGCCAGTAGTTGTTGATGGCTTAATAAGAACAATAGACATATTTGTAACAATAAACATAGAAAAGAAGTTTAAGAACTTCCAATCAGATATAAAGAACAAAGTAAGAAATAGAATCTTAGAATATTTTAATGTAGATAATGCAGAGTTCGGAGAGTCATTTCAACCCCAAGACTTAGTAAGATTTATCATAGAAGTACCTGAGGTTAGATTTGCTACTATAGACAACATTGATTCCCCAATAATTATAGATTTTAATGAAATTATTCAAGTAAATAACTTTACTATTAACACGGTGATAATCTAATGGTAAACAAATCATACTTAAATGACCAGACATACTACAAGTCCAATTACTCTAAAGCCTTAGAATATATTGTTCCAAAGTATTTAATTTATGATGATTTAAATAAGTTTGGTCAAGCAATTGATTTAAAAGATCAAATAATAAATTCTCATATTGATGTAGCAAATAATATATCATCAATATTAAATATATCTTCTATCCCTGGAACTGTATTCAGTTCAATCAATTCATTTCAAGGGATCTCTAAATATTTTATAAAACAAAATAGACTTTCTGAAATAACAGCGGAATCTTTTTACAGGGAGATATTAGACAGAGTTGATGTAGACTATTCTGATTTTGATTCTAGTGGAGACTTTAAAAGCTATCTTGATGTAACTCTGCTACCTTCAATAAGACTCAATTATCCAAGCTTATACTTTTCAAACGGTGATAGTTTCTCTGCAACACATACTTACTTAATAGATAATCTTTCTTGGCTTTACTTCTTAAATACTTCAGGTCCTATAACAAATATCTATTCTGAATTATCTGATCTAATAGCTTCTAATTTATATTTTGGAAATTCGATAAGTATCAATGACTGCATAAAACTTCTTACACAGTTTCTTTGGAAGAACAATTTAACCAACTACTATCCTTCAACTTTTCTTAGCTCTACAGGAGAGTATGTTAGTGGAACTCAACAATTAGAAAAGCTAAAGACTTGGATAGATATTGTCTATTCACCCCTTTATGCTGATAGATCTGATTATACTGTCAAAGACCGTTTTGATCTGTTTAGAGATAATACTCTAAAGATTAAAAATAAAGTTCCTAATGGGCCATTCCATAAACTACTTCAAATAATATCATTAGCTGCATTTGATATAAACGATGGAACTGAGAAACTGAAGTCATTGAATGATATTGAAGAGTGTCCAGAGGAATACTTACCTCTACTAGCTGATTTAATTGGCTGGAAGTTATTTGGATCTAATCCAGAGAGATGGAGACTTCAGTTAAGAAATGCAGTAAGTGTTTATAAGAAGGCAGGAACTAAAAAGTCTATCCAGTTTGCTCTAAATAGCGTATTCCCAAAGGACGTTTTTAGTATAGAATCAAAGCTAAATGAGCTTTGGGAATCCTATGTTCCATATCTAATTTATTACTCTTTGGCAACTGAGTCCCCTTACTTTAAATCAAATGATACTTGGACCAGAGAGTTGTCTGAACAATTAGAGGTAGGTTATTACTCTTACTCAAGTATAGATGAAAATATTAGATTAGCTACAGATAGAATTATTTACGAAGTAAAAAATGTTTCATCTCTATCTGGATCTTTTAATTTCCCATCTAATCTTTCTAGTTTTAATTATAGAGGAAGAGATTATTCAATACCACCATTTGAAGAATATCCTTATTATGTAAATGTTGAAATAGATGAGGAGATGGTAGATACAATTGTAGATAGACTTGTTTGCTTTGGAGTTAGTAAATCTTTTGCCAACAAAGTTGGGCAATACATAAAGTCCAATACTCTAAATGTTGATGACATAGCTAGATCAAATAGCTGGCTATTTTTCACTTCTGGATACAATGAGCCACCAAATATTTCAGATATAGTTTCAACTTTAAATAGCAAAAAATTTGAGTATGTCTCATTGTGGTCAGGTAAGTCATCTCACTTCAGATTAGATCTTCAAGCTTCGGATTTTGATTTTAGTAACAAAGATGAAAAAGAGGACACGGGGGACGCTCCACAGATAGCTTCTCAAATCGTAAATGAATTTGCCCCAGCCCATGCGATACCACTTATAAATTTAAACTTATCAGCTATTGATTACACAGACTCAGATATTTCATTATTTCAAAAAATAGCTTTAGATAAATCAGAGTTGTCTGAAAATGTAAATTCAATCTCAAACCATCAGATTTCTGCTTTGTATGTAAGTTCATATAAAAGAAATACAAGCTCTGGGTATGATCTCCAAAGAAAAGACCTACAAACTTTACAATCTTCATTATTAAAAAATGGAACAACTATCACTAATGTTCCTAGAAATACAATAAGAAGAAGGTCATATGAAAAGATTGCTCCATCACATGGTTATTATGATAGAACTGGATTTAATATGCCAGTATCTTTTGACCCATCATCCTCTCTATCTGGAATAGTTCTTGGATTTATCCCTAGCTCATTATCTTATCAAAAAATAATTAACTATTCAAGCATACCAGAAGTTTACTCAATTTGCCACGATATAAAATCTCCTTCATCTTTTTACGGCTATGCTGCCAGTTCAACCATTAAGTGTAGAGGTCATGTAAGTTTAACTTATAATGATTATTATATAGACAGAGGCCAACTAGATCCAATTTATGCTACGATGCATGATATAATTGAGAAAAGAAAAATATATGAGGCATCATCAAACTATCCTGTACCTAATGTATCATCAACATCAGTATATCAAAATTATTTGAGAGAGACTAAATGGAAAAATATTTATCAAAGCTATGCTAACTCAGCTACAGAAGTTAGTGGGTGGGGCATTAACTCTGTAGAAAATTACTACAGTTTTAGATTTGGTAACGATTTGCATAAATTATATAACACTTATACAAAAGAGTTTAATAGGCATAGGCTTGCAGAGGATCTTTATTATCTTGATGGAGCTAACATATTCTCCCACACCTATGGCCCAATACTATACAATCATGATTTAAATTACTTAGGATCTTCTAATTTAGTAATTAGTTCATTAACTTCCTATGATAATACTCTGAGCAAAGATAATATATTTGCGTCAGCTAATCAAAGCAGTGGTGTTTATTCTTCAGTAGCAGTATTTGATAGTGGTTACGATCTTTACAATTCTTCAATTGTAGATGGAGTTGATCTAGTGTCGCTTTCTGGATCGGTTAATACTAATTATTTTGGAATAATAAAAATACCATTCTCTGAGAAGAAGAAAAACTCTTCTGATTATATGTTCAATAGAACATTTGTAAAGATGGATTCAGCGGGTGGAAGTCCATATAATCAAAGATTAAGATTTGATATAAGTAGAAAGAACTTAGATCCAAACTTAGGATATCCAATACAAAATAACTTCCTATTACCAGAGCATGAATTCAAACTAAATCTAAAAGGAATTATTCTAAACACTAATGGTACAGAGAGTGGGGGATCAATAGGAGTTTGGATTCATACTCAAGTAGAAGATGGAAAGTATTGGTCTTTCGATGTTGACGGTAATTGGACTCAGCACTCAGTTACTGGCTTGAATGGAATCTACTTCCCAGATAGATCACGGTATATTCATTCTTTAAACACGCCAGAAGTTAATAGACAATTTACAAGTGGCACTGAATCTAGATTTAAATGCATTGACGTTATTACCGACCAATCAAATTCAGTTGCTCCAATATACAACTTGGAACAGGATGATTTCTATAATTTAAATTTAATATTTAATACTTACAACAATTATTGTGGCCTTGGGGAAAACAAGGGTATAATAACTGATAGAAATTATGGCCTATCATATGGTCAAGTACATAGAAAGAATCAAAAGTATTTTATAGAAATATTCTCTTTTGCTACTAATGACAGATATCTCCTATTAGATGAAGTAACTTTAATTGATTCCACTATGAATGAAATGGCTAAAACACCGGCTATATTTAGTGCTTGCCCACAACCAAAAATTGAACTCTCAAAAGATCAACTTTATAGTTTGTTTACATTCTGGAACGACATAGCTGGAAAGAATCATAAATATGGATATGCTAGCAGGGATGCTATGGAGACAAGCGGTGTGATGTATTCTCAAGGTGGATCAAAACTAGACTACAGAGTAAATACAATGTGGTTTGACAGAACTTATAGCAGTGGGGGTGCAACATTATCCTCCATAGAAGTGACGGTTTAATATGTTTACTCAAGGATTTGCAGAAGTAATAACTGATATACTGACCGTCAATCCGGCAATAAGAACTATTCCATCTGCTAGTGCAATATTAGATACTTCAAACTATACATTCAATGCTGTTACTTTTGGTAAAGACGATGTGGGATTTCTTTACCATGCTCATGCCTTATCCAGTATAGATGAATATTGGCCGCCATTTTTAGATCTTTATCCATACAAAGCAAACAGTGGTCATATTATAGCGATTCGGGGAAACTCTACATCACCTTCATCATACCATTCTTCTGCCACTCATTTACTTCTATCCTCAATTTATAATTCTGTACCTAATTACCCATCAATTTACGATAATAGATTGGAAAGAGGGAATGCTTTAACTGAAGTACAATATGGTATTTCCGCGATTTCTCTAGCCCTTTCTTTAGGAGAAAATCCTATTTTAAGTTACACACCTGGGGACCCAGCCTTAGTTGTGTCATCCAATATCGGTCATTATATTAATGCAATAGTACATGACAATTTACTCTATAGCTCGTTGTGGAATGTGATAGGGGGGTATCCGCCTTCAGGTCAAGTTTCTAAATATTTATTATTTGATAATAATGGATCATTTGTTTTAAGTGGAAATCTTAGCGGAGTATTTAATTCTAAGCAAATAGTAGATAAGCTTGGATTCATTAAGATAAATGAAGCCATAAATGTAACAAGCGTTTCTGGCGGTCCCTACATTACCAGCGGTTCAGGGTTCCCGTCAAATCCAGGAGTTATACTTGGAGTTAAATTAGAGAAGGGGGATGCAGTAGCTCTTGCACTGTTCGGGGGAGTAAAACATATTGGAGTATGGTGTCTAGATTTAAAACAGATGTTAAAATCAGGCTTAAATCCTCCATACACTTGGAATTATCTAAATAACAATAGGAAATATAAGCTAGTAGCTAAGGTAACTTTCTGGGATGATTTATTATATAATCAAGATCTTGGAAGCACCCCTGGCCTAAGTTTGTTAGATACTAATGGAGTCTTAACAAAATTAAAGTTTAATTTTAAATAAAATGGAAAAATCATTCGCAGACAGTCTCAATATGAAGGGTCACTTAACCATCAGTAAAGTTTCTGGTGGAAGTGAAGAAATCATATTTGATGAGAAGAACGTAATCGTATCAGGATTTGGATACGGACTGGCTTATCTATTCTCTAGATTAGGATCAACTAATATTGCAGACTTTCAGATTGATAGATTCCAATTAGGAACTGCTGGTAGCCTAGCTAATCAAGTAAGCTCAACCTATCAACTATCCAGCCCCCTTAGTAGTTTAGCTGAATATATAGGGACTACAGGAGATAGTAATCTATTTGCTTTCTCCTCAATACAAATAAAGAATGGAACTCAATCAACCTCCCCAACTCCATTCTTTGCTAAAATTCCATTTACTAAAGTTACAAAAGTCGATGATAGGACAGTAAGATATACTATATTTGTAGATGAGGATTCCTGTAATAATGTTTCGAGATCAGGATCAGATGCTAATCTAAATGAGATTGGACTTTTTATGAAGAATCCATTAGGAACTGCAACTGATGCTTCTATTCTTGTAGCATATAAATACTTTAGTAACATCAGAAAGACTGATGATTTTGGATTGATTTTTAGATGGACTATATCACTCGGATAACCCATGTTTAACCCAAACGATCTCTATACCACTTTAGGTTCTAACAAACTTCAGGCTTGTTGGACAAATCTTGTTACTAAGTTTGATACTAGTTCATTCTATAACTGGGAACAAGACAATCTTCCTATTTACGATTTAGATGAGAGAACTGCCTTTCTATGGGAAAGATTTGGGCATCCAACATCATCAGTAAATGGTGTGGCTTTAGTTGTATCTGCTGATGCCAATCCTGCAAATTGCAATACAAATATATTTAAAACTCTTAGTGGTTGTTTAAATGCAATCCCAGAAGTTATTAATTATCCAATAGTAGTTGAAGTTGCTAGCTTTGGAAATCTTGGAAATCTTTCTCTATCAAATAAAGTTTTTGGACCAAGAGGTTCAATAGAAATTATCAATAGAAATTATTCTAGAGTTAACTCTCTTATTGAATATGGTACAAGTATTGAAAATTCTTTTGAGTATGTTGACTCAACTAGAAATGACTATCTTGCCTCCTCAGTTTCATCGTTAAATTATTTAGGATTATTTAATTTAGATAGTATTCAAAAAGGTTTTATATCTGCCAGTGCCTTAGGTGCTGGATCTGCGGCAGTTTTTAGTAGCGTTACAGATTCAAGACTTTTAAACAATCTGACTCTATTTACAAGAAAGCCTCAGATAACATATAATCAAAGATTAACAGCAGCCCTAGCCGCTAAGAATAGTGTAAGTGCCTGGACTGGAACAAGCCAACGAGTATCATTTAATGCCTACGAAAAGAATGCCGAAAGCTGGGATTCTTTAGATACTTATGATGCTTCTACTATAAATGAGATATCTAACTCAGTAATAAATTGGGGAGACAACGGTGTTAGACTTACTCAACCTATAGCTTATGGCAATAGATTACAATCTATAAAAGTTTATAATTGTGATGGGCCAATTTATATCAGAGGATTTACTGTAGATGGTTCTGGGTATGGTGGAAGAGAGTACGGGATAGATGTTAGAAATTCTACAATAAATCTAGATGATTGTTCAGTAGCTAGATGTACTAAAGCTGGTCTTTATGCTGTCAACTCTAAAGTTCAATTAATTAGAAGTTTTATTGGATACAGAAATTATGCTTTCAATTCTGCTGGCACTAGAAATGATGTTTCTTGGACAACAAAAATAAATGGTGGTAGTAATGTTGTAAATAGAGATAATGTTAAAGCTGCTGGGATACTTGCATTAAACAGTGAGATAAAATTAAACTCAGATCAGAATAGATTTAATACTTTACTAACTCAAGATTATTCTACTCTTACTGGCGGCTTTGCAACAACAGTATCTGGATATAATGCATTTGATAGTTTAATATGCTTGTCAAGAAATGATATTGGAATTGAATTAATAAATTCTAAATTAATTGGTGGACAGAGAGAACAAAATTTAGGATATGGTGATCCTTATTATGGTGCTCAACAAGCTTTTATTGAATTAAACACTGAGGTTGGATTAAAGTTAGATAACAGTAAGTTTGATTATAGTGGTAGATTATTTTTAATAGGAAACTTTAAGGGATTAGATGCAGTTCAATCAGAAATACTTTTAGATATATTAGAAGCCTCAAACAATCAGAAAGAAGCTATTAAACTTGAGAATAGTAAACTGAACTACAATAAAGAACTCTATCTCCCAGACACAACTGGCGATGGAAATAATATTTTATTGAAGTCTAATGGTACACATTTAAAGTTAATAAATTCTGTAGTCGAGCCAACCGATACGTCAGGTTATTACAACTACTATAGAAATGTAATTGCTTCAGGATCTTTTGGAACAACTCAACTTTTATCTGATCAAAGAGGTATTCTACCTTCAATAGTTGTTGATTCAAATTCAAAGCTTAGATTGATTGGTGCTCAAATAACAAATCCATCAAGCTTCTGTGATGATGAGAAGTCTATATTTGGTGCAGCTTTCCATGTCAATGATAACTCACAGTTAATATTACAAGGTACAAGCTCTTATGCTACAAAGATCATTGGGCCAGATGGATTTGCCTATCAAAATAATAAAGCTGGCTTGTACGCAAATAATAACTCAACCATAAAGATTCAAGGTCCGACCGTAATAGCTAAGTATGGCGTTGACGTTCTTTGTGACAACAATTCTAACCTAGAGGTAACTCCACCAAAGAAAGTCGATGGCACTATAGATGTACAAGGATTTAATCTTTCAGGCCCAAGATCTCATACTTCTGTAGAGCTTCATTCAACTAGAGCTTGTCTCGTTGCTAATAATAATTCTGTTATTTCAATGAAGGATGTTGGAAGCTATCTTCCTTATTGGAATACTGGAGCTTATGGGTCCAGCATACTTCTAAGTGGAATGAATTATCCTATTGATTCAACTGGATTAAACTACGCTCAATATACAAGTGGTGGTTTCATACAGTTCTATCCAAATCCAAACGACTCTGCTGCTTATGGGACAGGAAATCCTGGAAGGGATACTCCAACAATTCCTGGAGCTGTTAACTTTAGTAGAAATGCTTTTGATTATAATTATTTCCTAACTAGTATTATTGGAGATAAAGATAGCAATCAAAATTTCTCTGGGGTAACAGTAGGAGGAATGTGTGTAAGAGCCTTGAATGGTTCAAAGGTTGATCTTGATAACGTACACTTCCCCTGTGGATGGCCTAATCCATCAGGAATAATCTATGAGTATAGTGGTCCTGAAGGAGTATGTTCAAGATTGTTTATATGGAACATTGCCGATCTATCACAATTAAATGCTAGATACATAACGGTAAGCGGATCACACCCAGCAGATGCCGCTTACTTTGGACCAAGCGGAACATATGGATCTTTAAGCGGTGCGCCAGCAGGCACCCCAGATACAGGCTCTGTATCAATTTTAGATACTTATGGAAGAGCTACTAATCACCTTTACGGAAATTCAAGTGGCACAAATCAAGGTCCATTCAGATTATACTTCTCAGTTAATCCAGCTATAAACTGGGCCAAGTCTAACTCTACGACTGGCATAGATGGATTCATACCACAAATTTATGCTCAAGGTTACCAGTTCTCAGGCAACATGAATTTCCCTGGATCTGTAACTTCAGTGTATAAATCAATACTGCAAACAAGTTCAACGATAGTAAATACTTCTGGTTTCTATTATGCATCAGCGATTGTCGCAAGCCCAAATACAATCAGAGTTTTACTTGATGATTCTGCTGCAAACGCTTTTGCAAATGCGAAACATAATTCAACTGGAAAGTCTGGATTAGCTAGAGTTGTTGATTTCTACTTCCCGTTCACTGGTCAGTTTGGAGGAGACTCACTTGCAGATTCAGTTAAGAATAGAGGTAAGGGAGTGAAGTCAGTCAACACATTTGATCTGGAGAAGAATAACTAATGTCTACTACTTTTTTTGATTCTGTTTATAAGTACAATGATCCTGTAAGATATTTTAAGGCTAATGATCCTTACTACTTTGAAGTTGATAACATACCACTAAAGCAGCTTCAAGAGAACTGCAACTTCTTAAAAGATCAAATATCAAAGCTATTAACAGGCGGAACAAGCACAAGTTCTATTACAAGTCTTGGATCTGTAGGAAGAGATAATTTTACAGAACTACAGCCTTACGTTGCTGGGCTTGATAATAAAGTAAAAGTAAGACCTGGAAGATACACAGCTAGAATAAATGATGCGTATTCAATTCAGCCTTTACAATTCCTAACTCAGGTTGCCGGATTTAATGTTGGGGAACTAAAGTCCTTTCAATATGCCAATCAAATAAATTCACTATACAATAGCACTGTTCAAAAGATAAGAAGCACTGTCGCTTCAGATGCTCTTGGAATGAACGGTCTTTTAGAAAGAACATTTATATATTCTGTAAGAGATATTAGTAGAAAGTCTCCATTCTTAGTTAATACAGGAACTTGCCCAGGATATTCAAACAGAGAAAGCAATGATCAATTCAAAGCGTATCCTAATTGGACTGGAGAATTATTTAATGCACTGTCAAATCCAAACGAAGAGTTCTCAGTAATATCTCCTTTCTTTGGATCTGTAGGAAGCACAATAGCCACAGGAGAGTTTAGAGATTTACCAAAGCTAGAAACTTTATTTATCAAGAGATGGAGAGGTATAACAAGGACTGCAATTGTTAATGTAGAGGAAGAACTAGAGATTGAAATACCGCCATTTAGTGATGATGATTTCTTCTACTACGATGAGAACAATCAGAGACAGCCAATAACAGCCAGTCAAAGAATAGACTTAGTATTTATTTATTCTAAGCCAATTGATACGTCTTCGACCACAATTAATAAATTTGAAAATCAGAACGGCCAAGGTTTCTGTGGAGTAAACAATGGCGTTCCAACTGCTCCAGTAAAAATAAATAAGCCAGTTCTAGGATTGGTTAAAGGTGCTGGTCTTGGCGTAAACTACCATTTCATCGCTGGTCCCGGCATTCCTCAACCACTAAACAAGTCTACAACTCAGATAAATGGATCTGATGAGTATCCAATGATCCTTGCTAGCCCTGCTGATTCTTCAGGGGCCAACATGGGATTTGGAAATATTAAAGGCTCATTCCCCTCACCAGACGATTTGATGAATATTGCTCCTCTTCTAACAGAAGATTTAGAGCAATCAAGTCCAGCATTGATCGGCCAATCAATAATGCCAGTTGCTTATGTGGTCGTTAGAAAGAATGCTAACGTAAATGAATCCTCAAACAACATCATTGAAATAGCGGATCTAATTGACATCAGACCATTCTTTAGAACAACAGAATTAGCTTATAATGAAAGAGCAGGGTTAGCTGCTGCTACTCCACAAGTTTCTTTAGCTAATCCAGTTGCCACAGAAGGGTATGTTGATTATGTTGCAAAAGCTTTAGATAATAAGATTTCACAAATCACTGGTGTCAATACTCAACAAACAAATATTCTAAGTGGCTTGCCAAGAATAATTGGTGCTGGCTATGTAATGGGTGGAACTGCTTACGGTGTTGAAGGAACTCTGAGAGACTTCTTATTAAAGACTTCTAACCCAAATGCAGTAAACACAGATGTTAGATCTAATTTTGATTATCCATCTAATATACTAATTAATACCAGACCAGACTGGGATTTAGCTACATGGCTGTCTGATGGTGATATTACAGGCGGCTCTCCTGGAAGTACAAAGTATGATTGGATAAACTACTCCATAAGCAAGGTTCCAGATGGTTTTGGTATTAGTGGTTTAAATACTGCGAATGAATTTTTAAGCGATAACTCAACAGCCTACGGACCAATAAGTAATCAAGTAAGAGATTACAATTCTAGCGGAAGACCTCTAGGATTTGGTACTTGGCCTTCCCATGAAGTTGTAAGTTCTAATGGTGGATATTACACTTTGTATTATGTATCTAAAACTATTAAGATTAATAGGTCCTTGGTCCCATGGATGGCCGATTATAGAGTTAATGTTAGACTACATAACTGCGTCCCTCTATCCTCTAGAATATTAGCAACAGAAAATAATAATATCTCTAGGTATGGTCAAGGAGCAACAATATCAAATGTTTGGGTCTCCAAGAAAAGAATATCCCAAAATGATTTTGAATTTACTATATTTGTTGGATGGACTGCGGATGATGTGTTTAGACAAGAAGGAAGCACATTCCTACTTCCAAAGATAGCTAGAGCTAGAAACACAATCGGAAACAACACTCAAAGACCAATAAATTATAATGGCTTTGCCGTAATAACTAAAGATATGTTAGCCCAAAGAGATATAAATGATGCATACCCATGGGCTAACGGTAGACCAAGCACTACATCTTCAAATTTTAATCCATCCTATTATAGTTCTGGAGGAAATAAGATTGGTGTTGCGTTATATCCCACTGTAAGTTTTGAAGTTATAGGAATACCAGAAAACTACAATCCAGGACAGAACTTAAATTCCGCAAATCCATATCTCACAATCATAAGCTAGTATGTCTCTTTTTTCAAACTGTGGAGAATATTTACCAGGGCAAGAACCCCCAACTACATCTAGTATTCCTACGGTAACCCCTAACGTATTAGTTGTAAGAGAAGAAAGAGATATAGTCTATAGGCTTCCCCCAGATAGAAGGCCGCCTTGGCAGTTAAGATGGAAGTGTGAAGATAGATCTCCTAGTCCTTGCCCTCCCGGTACTACTGGACCAGGAATATTTCCTAGAGAGTGTTTGCCTTGTGATGGTGAATTTGGAAACCCAAGTCCAGGAGCAGATGGCTGCGATTATGTAGGAAGAGAGCAATGTGTACAACAATGCCCCTCGCAAATTGGTTGTATTCCAATACCACCAGTATATAAATGCGATTGTACCGAAGTACCTTGTCCCCCTGGGCAGACTGGGGCAATCATAGATTGCGAGTGCTTACAGTGTAATCCCATAGGATCCGATGTTTTTGGTAATCCTATTTATGAGCCTGGATGCGTTTATCCAACCAGAGCCTCATGTGAAGAAGTATGTGTAGATTCAAACACTTGTGACGGTGGAGTTACCCCAACTAATCCAGCAACAGGACGAGGAACACAAAAGAGCATATGTGTAACTCAGAGGATAAGTCCCTGCCCTCCAATAACTGGACCAAACATTTCAGTCACTGGAGCAATTTATGATAGAGAATGTTTGCCATGCAGGGCAATCTTAAACCGTGATGGGACGGTAAGATATGAATTCCCAACAAGAGATAGCTCAGGAAATCCATTACCACCAATAGCTGGTGATCCAAATGTTCTTTGTATAGAACCTTCTGCTTGTAAGGCAAGTTGCTTAGATCAAAATACTTGTGGTGTAACTCAATCGGAGCCAACAGAGCCAGATCCATTCTATGCTTGTATGACGGTCTACTCTGAAGGATGCGGAGATCCATTAGATCCAGAATGCATATTTATAGGTAATATAAATTACAAAGAATGTTTACGCTGCAATCAGGCTCAGGACGGTTCTTGGATTCCTCCAACAGAATATTATGGTACATCTTATCCTAATATTCCTCAGGGAACATCACTTGATCAGCAGTTTGAAGCTTGTGTTCCATTATCTTCATGCCAGCTAAGTTGTGATATTGAAGTAAATTGTGATCTATCTTGCCCCCCTGCTCTTCCTAGGTATAGATGTAAAGTTATAGAGCAAGAGTATTGCCCTGAGGTTGGGACTGTAGGGCCACTATCCCGAAGATTAAAAAGTGTAAGGAGAGAATGTGAAATCTGCCTACCAGGAACAAATCAGGAAGGGTGTGATTATGAAAGTGATTCTTTGTGTAGAGCAAGTTGCGCTGATGAAGAGTATCCATGTATTGGAGTAGTCCAAAATAATAATACTACAAATAACATAAGATATTCAAGACAAGAACTACAAATCCCATGTGAGCCGCCATTCATAGGAACACAGCTATACCAAAGAACTTGCTCTGAGATTCAATGCTCACCGGCAGACCCAGAATGCGTTGCCTACAGTTTTCCAGATATTAATAGTTGTACAAATGGTTGGCAATCTGAACCTGGAATTTGCATACCACCTAACTCTAATACTACAGTTTCCCAGGTATCAATTACTAGTGATATAGAGAATAATGTATCTCAATTTCCAACTGAAGGATTCGCAGGGAGCACTCAAGGAGAAGGGGGGTTTGGGGATACCCTAACGCCGGAACAACAGAATCCAGTACAAAGAGAGACAGTAATCTCAAGTCCAACTTCTTTATTAAATAAACTTTTGACTGGACTGGGAATTATTAAAAATCAAAAAGTAATTGATACAGAGATTCTTGCCTCAAAGAAAGAGGTTGAGGTACAAAAAGTAGGAAGGTCAGCAACTACCCTTCACCCAGCGTACAACTTTGCAAATATAAGTAATGATATTCTTCCTGAAGTTGCAATGGTAGATAATGATTTATTTAGAGATATATTTGCTGACAGAGTTGCCAAGGAAGTTAGATATGTGCTAATTAGAAACACTCAAAACTTACCTTGGGATGAAAGACCTATTCAATCAATAACTGATGAGAAGTTAGCACTGTCTTTAAACCCTGTTCTTCTTAAAGCTTTAAACTCTATCCATTATCCAGATGGAGAAAAGATACCATTAACAACTCTTTTAAGATCTATTAAAAGACATATGTTACTAGGTAATCTGGAGGATTTTGATGTTCAATACTTTATTGAACTAGAGAATAAACAAAAAGAAGATAAGTTTAATGTTTATCTAAAGAGCACAGACAAGACCTTATTAGAAGCTGCGGCTTTAACCTTAATAAAAGAAAAGGAAGTAATAATAACTAAGGAAGATAAAGATCCTTATAATGCAAGAAGGCTTAGAAGACAAAAGAGATTGAATGTAGATATCAAAACCAGAACTTGTATTATTAAAGAAGATGGTACTTCTTGCGATCTCCCTGTTGAGAACGCTGGATTGCTAATAGGCAAATCAAGTGGAAGTTCTATAGTAGATGCTAAGATAATAAATGGTGTTGGAGATGGTTATTACCTGTACCTAAATGTTGATGGTGAGTGCCTGCCCTATAGCTATGAGACTAATGAGGAAGTTACCAGATACCCTCCTCAAAATATTAGATATCAAGCTTTGAAAGTTCTAGGTGAGAATCCAGATATAACAATAAAAGCTAAATCTTTAAGTGGGTCACATGAGTTTACCTCAGGAATAAATTTAACTATAAACTATCAGCCAATGTTCCTGAGATTGGATTTAGAGTCCGTATCTTCAACTCCACAATCAAGCTACTTAGTAGACAATACAAGCGCAAACTATTTGTTGATGACCAATGAGTCCGAAATAAATGATTACTTAAATACAAATGGATTCGCTACCACAAGAGTTAATATAGATTATAGAGATCCAATTTTAAAGTATATCTTTGATACTTCAACTCTAACTTACAATCAGAACGATGTTGATTTCAATCAAATGGAACCTAAGTCGGCTAGCGGATCTATAAGAGCTTCTACAAATGCTGTCATAAGTAGAACACTTCCATTTGCTCTAGTGATTGTCCCAGTTAGAGGATCTGCATTTAATCCATTTAATGGAATCTCAGATATAGAAAGCATAGATGATAGAGTTACTAGAAAAGTAACTATGATGCCAACTATAAGCCAGAATGACACTGGAAGCTTCCTATCTCCACTAGAGGAGAAAGTCTTATTTGAAGAGACGGGAACTTTTAAGGTAGGCTTAAAAGAAACTCCAGATTCAAACGCTATAACTTATAGATTTAATCCCTCTGCTCCTTACCTAACACAAACATTCTATAATAAAGATTTTCAAACCTACTCTACCGTACCAAGTGGTGTGGGGTCTTTATCCTCTTATGGGCTATCCCATATGGTTAAAAACTCTTTAGACTACATCATTGATACATATGAAGCTAGCGATGTAAAGTGGTTTGATATTTACAGAAGACTCTCAATGACAAAGTTTGTACAAGTAATGTACGATTCAAATGATGAATTACTTGATCAGATTGCAAACTCATTTAGACCTAACGTACAAATATCAAATATTTTTATTGAAGAGTCTGGTAATAATACTACTGGGGTAAACTATGGTGGTTCTTTATATTCAGTAACTGAAGACTATGGTATACTTCCTGAAGATGAGAGAGTTGTAATTTCTGTTGAAGACAGAACATCTATTTTAAATAGTCCTCCACCAATAGAATAATATGCCTTTAGCTGTATTAAATGGTGATTTTAGTTTAGGTCATTGCTGGCCCCCAGCACCCTCAATAACAACTTCACAGCAGGATGTATTTTGCCATAGTATTCTAGTTGTTGTTGAAGGTGATACATTTAGTCCTCATCCTGGGCCTTGTGGCGACTCCTCTACTCACGTTCCAAAAACAGTTCCTGGGATTGGGAGCCCTACTGTTTTTATAGGCGGAAAAAAAATATACAGGGACGGAGACTTATTAAGTTGTGGAGACGTAGCCAAAGTCCAATCTCATACAGATGTATTTATAGATGGGCTAGGAGCTAAACCTTAATGGTATCTAGCATAGAACAAACTGGATACGGACTGTTCCCAGGATCTGGAACTTATGGAAGTATAATATTTACTAGAAGATTGTATACAATTGGATTTGGGCAAAATGCTACAACAGAATTTGATAAGTGGTGTAATTCTGTAAGTGTCTATCCTTCTTATTATACAAGAGTTATTGAGGAAGGATCTAACAGACAATTTATAAATAATAATGAGACTGGTGCCCCGTCACTTCCAACCACAGTTTTATCTGAAATTAATGGCTCTTCTGTACTTCAAAATTTAGCTTCAAGCTCATTGAAAGAACCAATCAAGTTATACTTTAAACTTAAGGATAACTATTCATTTCCTTCTTGGTTAAAATTTCAGGAAGGAAAGGGAAGAATTTATGGGAAACCTCCAAATTCAGCATCATCCTTTGACCCAATAGTAATTAATGATACTAATAAAAGAATTGAAATGTATCTAGTTCCTTTTGGTCAAAATTTTAATGAGCCCTTCGATCAAGAAACTGCAATTTTATTTGGCTATGCTTATGCCTTAATAACCTATGACAGTATTGTTGATACACCTTGCCCTACATGACAGAAATTAAATTTTATTAATTAATATTAATAAAGCTACATAGATAAATATAGTATAGTATTTTCACGGAGAATTAAAATGCGCGGAATCACATTAAGCGAAGACTTTGTTAAGCAGATTGTTGGAACCCACCCCAGCAAGAAGATCTCAGAATCAACCGAGGCTCCACAAGCTGAAGCCCACGTTTGCCCTCTATGCGAATCACAGCTAGCTGAACCAATCTCAGAAGAGAGAATTCAGGAGCACGTTGATTACTTCCTAGACGTTATCAACGAGAACTTTGATATCGTTGGCGAAGAACTAAATGAGGAAGAGGAAGTCGAGGAGACTGAGGAAGAGGTCGAAGAGTCAGACGAAGAGTGATAGGAGCTTGATATGATGCCCAACAATAAGGCAACAAGAGCTTCTGCCAATTCTGCGCTTTTGGCTGAACAAATAATGCAAGGCATTATGGGTGGTGATACAAAGCCACCCACAACTCAGCCACCTTCAACTCAAACTGTTCAAGAGTTTTCTAGAAAGGTTACATCTGGCCCAAATCTAAAGAATATAAAGATTTCAGATAACCTAGTTGAGAGTATAGTAAACTTTGCAACCAAGAAAACTCCAGAGCCAATCGTTGAGGAACAAAGAGTTGATGAGGAAGAGTTAGTTCAGGATAGACTATCTGATCTTGTTAATAGACTAACTGCTCTATTAAAAGAAGCCAAAGAGTTTGTCACTGAAATGACTACTACTGGCATGATTGGTGTCGGCCCAATGAAAAGTAAGAAAAAGAAAATAGTGAGGAAGCCTTGAATCTAATAGGACTAATAATAGAGACCAGAGCTTCTTCGGGTAAGGGCTCGGCAGCAGGAAGAGCTAAGATGTTGACCTCTGGAAAGAGATCACACACTAATCCTGTTAAGTCTAAGATGAGAGTATTTCCTTCTATTAACAAGGCTGTAGCCAGAACAAAGCCTGGAGATACTTGGTCAACCAAGGGATCAGATAGAGCTTATGTAACTACAATGCATAAGTGGGGGAAGAAGAGACAGCAGACAGTATCAGGAAGAACAGCTAAAGGATTTAGATCCATAAAGGCTGCTCAGAAGTTTGCTAAAAATACGATGAAGCGTTATCGTAAGATCAGATCAAAGGGAGCCTAATATGCTTTTAGTTGAATATAGATTACTTGATAAGTT